CCGCCTTGAAGAAAGAGTACGAGCGATGCATACCTAACATGTCATTCTACCGGTACCGGATTGTCGTTCGATTCATCAAGTGCAACTTCGGCAATATCGATAAGACTGCAGATATCGATTCCTTCGGCCGCATACACCTGGAGTGTGTGCCCTGCCCTCTACGAGGAGAGTGCAGACTGGAAAACGTGGTGTGCCGTCCCAAGTTCGCCCACCAGATGAGCGATGCCGAGCTGCGTGTCATGAAGCTCTGGCACGAAGGCCTCAATAAGGAGGAAATCGCAGAACAGCTCTACCTCTCTGTCCACACCGTTAACAACCACATCCGTAATGCCTATATCCGTATCGGCGTCCACTCCAAAGCTGAGTTCGTACGTTATGCGGAAACTAATCACCTTTTCCAATGAGCGATTTTTATGATGATAATACTGTCAGTCTGTTAAAAGCGCAGGCGGACATCAGGACTTGCATCCCTGGTGCCGACCGCTCGAAGGCGACCTCTTACGTGCAGTGCCCAAAGTGCGGTGCCGAGGGCAAGCATGGCGGCAAGCAAAAAGGGCTTTGTGTCACCCATACGTCGCGAAAGAACATCGCCCACTGCTTCAGCTGCGGTTTCACCTTGAACAATGCCCTCGATGCGACGATGTATTACCAGTGCAACGAGGACAGAAGCCGTTACCCGGAGGCCATCAAGATGACCGCTGATGCTGCTGGCATCTTCATCCAGAGCGAGCAAGAAATCAAGAGGCTGGCCACCGTCCATCATGTGAAGGCTGCAGCCAAGAGTTTCTGTGAGCAGCAGCTGGAGGCCTCAGGCTTGACCACCGAGGACGTAATGGTAGAGACGAAAAGCAAGGACGGCAAACTGACGATCTATGAGCCAGCGATGCGTCGGGGCAGCATCGACGCCTCAGGCACTGTCCATGAGGGCGACGATGAAATGCTCATCTATTATTATAACCTGGACGGCTCCATGGGGATGTACTCCACCCGTGGCGCGCGCGGTGGACTCAGACCGTACATCCGCATCCGCTGGTCCAACCCGTCACTGCATACGCCTGAAGGTAGCACCAGGGAAAACAAATACCAGACACCGAAGGGCGCTCCTACCAGGTTCTACATCCCGCAGAAAATTCGTGACCTGTACAAGAAATCACTTCCCATCGAGACGCTGGTGATCCAGGAGGGCGAGAAGAAGGCGGAGAAGGCCTGCAAACACGGCATCCCGTCTCTGGCCATCCAGGGCATCTTCAACATTGGCAACAAGGACACTGGCCTTCCCCAGGATCTCCAGTATATCATCCAGCAGTGCAACGTCAAAAATGTGGTGCTGCTGTTTGACAGCGACTGGGATCACCTGGGCAAGCTGAATCCTGATGAGGCGATAGACTACCGCCCGCATCTTTTCTCCCTGGCAGCTGTCAAGTTCAAGAAATATGTGGGTAGCCTGCACAATACCGGTGTCAATGTGGACATCTATTTCGGCCACATCAATGAGAACGAGCGCGGGGACAAAGGCGTGGATGACCTGCTTGTGGGCACCCTCAAAGGGAAGGAGGACGAGCTGGCCATGGATATCGACTTCGCCGTCCATGCCCATGACGGCATCGGGAAATACTGCTCGATATTCAATGTGTCCACCAAGAGCGACCAGCAGATCCGTGACTACTGGCTGCTGAACGACTATGACCAGTTCTTTGAGAAATACCACGACCAGCTGCTGCCGCTGAAGACTTTCAAGTTTAACCGCTTTCGCTACAAGGTGACTGCCGATGGTAAGATTGAGCTTGCATCCAAGGTCGTTGCCGATAAGGAGTTCTGGTCGGTTGATGAGGAGAAGATGAAGGTGTCCCTCGATACCTATGAGGCGTTGAGCTTCATCCAACAGGCGGGGTTCTACCGCATCCACACGGCAGACCTGGAGCCTGGCATGTACACGTTTGTACATATCGAGGACGGCATAGCCTATCCGTCGAGTGCCATTCAGATCCGCGAGTTTGTGTGGGCCTACATCCAGATGGCCACGAAAGACCATGTGGTGCGCAACCACTTCTCGGCCCGCCTGACCAACGACCTGTCCACGGACAAGCTGGAACGCCTGGACCGCATCGATGACAACTTCGACGAGTACCAGCCCTACCAGCAGAAAATGTTCTTCTCTAACGGGATGGTGACGATCACGCCTCAAGACATCGATGTGAACAAGGTCATCGCCTGCACAGTGTGGGAACACAAGGTCATCAAACACAACTTCGAGCGGGTGCAGATTATCCAGTCGGTGGAACGGGATCCTGATACGGGCCACATCTACCTCATCCCGACGGAAGCCGGTAAGTGCTGCGACATGTACAACTTCCTGCTGTACACGTCCAACTTCTGGCACGAGAAGGGTGGACCTCTGACGCCACAGGAAAAGGCTGAGTTCTGGCAGCACGTCCTGAACAAGATGACGGCCATAGGATATTTATTATGCGACTACAAATACCAGACTGAGCTGAAGGCGGTGATTGCCATGGACGGCGAGCTGAGCGACGTGGGACAGTCCAACGGCCGCACAGGTAAGTCGCTTATCGGAAAGGCGCTCTCCTATATGATGAACCAGTCGACGATCGATGGACGCAACACGAAGAATGACGACGACTTCCTGTTTACGAAAATCACGCTGCGCACGCGTAACGTGTTCCTGGATGACGTGGCGGTGAACTTCAACTTTGAACGCTTCTACATGGCCATCACGGGCGACCTGAACATCAATGTGAAGGGCGGTGGCCGCTTCTCGATCCCTAACGAGAAATCCCCCAAGTTCTACATCACGACAAACCACGCCATCAACGGCAGCCAGACACGCTCCAGCCAGGAACGTATCATCTACCTATCATTCTCGAACTATTTCAATGACGCACGACACCCCATCGATGTGTTCGGCCACCAGTTCTTTGCAGACTGGGACCAGGAACAGTGGAACCTGTTCTACAATTTCATGGTGGAATGCGTGTTCCTCTACCTGACATCGATGCAGAACGGATGGGCAAGACCCGGACAGGGTGCCATCATGCCGCCCATGCACGACATCATGCTGAGGACCTTGCGCCAACAGATGAGCGAGAGCATCTACCAATGGGCAGAGGTGTATTTCGACCAGACGGGATATAATATCAATGCCCGCAAACAACGCTCCGAAATGTTCGGAGACTTCAAGAACCACTTCCCGGATCAGCGGTCGGGCATCTCGACGGCGAACTTCAAGACAAAGCTCTGCTTCTACTGCCAGTTCAAAGGACTGCACTTCAACCCGTCGAAACTGAACAAGGAGGGCAAGAGCTTCAAGAGCTGGATCGTTGACCATCCTGGAGAGAGCTTCATCGGCACGGCCGACAAAAGCGGCGGCATCGAATACTTCTCGATCTACGATACGGAGCACGCTTTACAAGAACCATTCTAACAATTTTTATAAAACAAAAAGTTATGTCACAAAAATTAGTCTTTATGAATTACCGGGAGTTCGTTACGGCGAACTGTACGGATTGCCCCGTAAGGGAGCAGAAAGGATGCAAAGAAACTGACCCTCTATATTGCAATAGAGCTGCAGATCTTTGCCGGATCCAGAACGAGAAAGGTTACCAGGTCATCGTCGGCCAGTTCATCGTCACACCGCTTGCCAAGAAAGGAGGAGAATCATGATTACTGGACTGTTCAAGAAAAACCCTCCGTTTCAGTTCGATAACGAGCGGGAAAAATACTTTATTCGCGGCTATTTCTTCCGCGCTGAAAACGACAAAGAAAAGGAACTGGTGAACAAGTGCGTGTCCATTGAAGACTGCGTAGTTCAGGCTGAAGATGATTCAGATCCAGTTGCACTTTTCTTTGAGGCTATCAAAGAATATTGCCACAATCTAGACGTGAAATACTATCCTTTAATTAGACCTTTTATCGTGCAACGACACGAGAACAGCATCAGTGTCCGATGGAAAGAACAAACATTAGAAGAAGGTTACGAGCTCGTTGTTTTTGAACTGACACAAGTCGATAGGGTAATCACCCTAAAAAGGGAAGGAGGCGAGCAATGATTGAAGAAAGAATATATCACCTTGAAGATTTGCATCATGGTATTTGTATTCACTGTGAAGAAGAATCCGATGAGATTACGGCTGATGGCCGATGTGTTGATTGTGTCGAAGAAGAACTTTTCATCGAACAAACAATGAAAGGAGGGCGGAAATGAAAATTGATGTAGGAGAACGCATAGCAATAGATGTTGGTATGTGTTACGCAGTGAAAAGTAGAGAGAATGCAATTTTTATTTTGTGCGATTTGTTGTATTATACAAATCTTCGCACAAAATGGCGTCATGATGCGATTGAAGCAATCCGGGGTGTTTGTCCAAAGTATTTTAGTGACACCAAGAAACAGGAAGGAGGTGAATCATGATCATATTCGGTGAATACATGTATTATGGTTTCGGCAGTACAAAGTTAACAGCCCTGCACAACTTCTTCATTAATTTCATCGCACTCACATATTGTGGTGAATCCCAGATAGCTTTTGAAAACATCATAAATACTATAACAAGAAAAATTAAAGAATTTGATAAACAATTTGGTGGAGCGAAGCTATACTGTGACATAGATCTTCCAAGAGATGGTCATCCCGGAATGATTACCATCGATCGAGGTAAATTAAGGCAGCACATTTCATATATACACATTTACCATTGTACAAAAAATACATTATCATAAGGAGGTGACAAATGACTAGAGATGATCATATATATAACCAAGCAGCTGAATATGCAATCGAGTTGACTCAAGGGCTAACAACTGGCAAGTCTTGTGCAAAGAGAGGCTGTTTGTTCTCTGGATTTATGGACGGTGCCCACTGGGCAGATGAAAATCCGCACTGGATTTCAGTTTATGATCAGTTGCCGCCATACAATGAAAAAGTATTGGTCTTTTATGGTATTGATAGGTATATCGGCATCGCAATGCTTGAGGATGTTGTCGGACTACAGACGTTCTGGAGCGATGGCCGAAAATCTGTGTATCATATCACGCACTGGATGCCGCTGCCAGCACAGCCGAAGGAAGGAGGTGACCAATGAATAATGAAGGCGAATTCTTCCATGATGTGGAAGCCGAGACCAGAGAGGAGGCCATCAAAGATTTGATCGCTCGCTTTTTGGACGATAAAGACGATGAACATTTGATCTCATTACGCGAAATAATTCTCATGGCAATGGACTGGGCCTGGCGTCATCCTAAATGGGTAAGTGTAGAAGATGGCCTGCCGCCAAAAGCTGAGCTTGGTCCCTGCAGCATTCCTGTCCTCACATTCTCAAAGGAAGGCTTTGCTGATGTCCAGAGATACCATTATGGTGATCAGCGATGGCTATATTCCCAGGCTTTATGGTGGATGCCGTTCGTGCATCCAGGATGGCAAAAGCGGATGGAGAAATACAGAGAAAGGATAAAGAAAGGAGGTAAGAAATGAAAGTTTGGCTTGCAAGAGACGTTGACGGTGGACTGTTCATGTACAACATCCCGCCCAAAAGAATGGACAGCTTCTTCATGAGTGAAGTACATGATTCAGCCAAAAGCCAGTGGGAACTTCCTGAAGGTTTTCTCCAAGATGATGTTACCTGGGAGAATAGCCCGAAAGAGTACGAGATGATAATGGATATCTATGAGCTCAAAGCACAAATCAAGAAAGGAGATTAAACGATGAAAAAAATTAAGAACAAAGAAGATTTAATAGATAAGCTTCAAGAGGCAGTTGCAAACTATTGCTATGATAATAAAGATAAGAACTTTGATGTCACTGTCTCATTATCTGCAGAAGACGGCTGGGCAAAAGCCGAAATTATAGAGGAGGATTAAGCAATGAAAGCTGACGTAACATTCCATGTGGAGTATGATGAAAATGAGAATCATCTTAGAATATCATGCGGCAACGTAGAGGGGGATGGCTTGCCCATGCCGCTGTACATGATGATGCTTACATCACTCGTTGAGCTCCAGTACAAGATCAATAGTGAGAAACCGACGAATTTTGATTCTCCTCTGAGCGTTCAGGAAAGAATCCGCAAGTGGGATGAGGAGAATCTCCCCCCCCCCAGTCGCCGAAAACAGTAGTAACAACGAACAAGATGAGAAAAGCCTACACTGAAGATGAGAAAACCGAGATCGCCCAGCTCTATCGAGACGGGCGCCCGGTGAACGAAATCGCCTCGAAGTTCGGACGCAAGCCCGACTCGATCTACAAGCTTCTAAGCTCCATGGGCGTGAAGCGGCGAAAATATGAAAAGCCGGAAGTGATTGCAGGCAGCGATGCAAGCGAACAGCCAAGGGCTAAGCGAGAATGTACATTAAAGAAACCCTGGTATCTGCAGAGGCAGACACCGAACAATAAAGACAAAGCGAAACATGAGTAAAATGAAAGAATTCCATATCGTCTCACAAACGAGTGACAACTACCGGAGCTACCAGACCACCCGGGCGGCCATCGCTGACGCCGTACGTATGGCGGAAGTGGAGGACCAGGTGAAACTCTACCGCGTAAGTGAAGATGAGGAAGTGCTGCTGTTCGACAGCAACAAGTGCAAGGACAGGACCATCGACGGCATCCTCAAGTGGGCCGAGAAAGGAGGCCGCACATGATGGTCAGGCTCATCCGTCGCAAAAACACCGAGGTGCTGAACATCCGTGGCAAGGAGGTCAGCAGATCCTATGTGTACTACATCATGATATGGAGGTGGTTCAGACGCAGGAAATACCTCAGGCTGATCGGCGACTGGGATGTGCAGATATTAAATGACCAGCCTTGCAAGATTGAGCTCACATCCTCAAAACGGGCGGCATCAACATTCCGTGATACGGGTGCCAGCTACAGCAAGGCCATGGCAGAAACCATCGTGACATTCATCAAAACAAAACCTGACCTATTCATTCTTAGCTAATATGACAGATATGGCGAAAATCTACTACATTGCATTTATCATCATAACCATAATTTATGTGGTATCTGCACGAAAGCTGGCCAAGTCTTCATTCAGGAAAGGCTGGCAATTCGGATCAAAACAGGCCGTCGAATGGCTGACCATTGCCCTGGCCAAGTCAGGCTTCAACGGTAAACAGCTTCAAGATATATTGACATTGATCGCCGGGCATCTTAACGAGCTCAAAAAAGAGCAGGAACAGCCCGACGCTAAACAGGAAGGAGGTGTTACTGAAGGTCAATAATGTGGCGGGACGAAAGGCGTATTTATATCGTATGTTAATAAACAAAAGTGTGTTAAATGTTTAGTTCTTTAAAAAGCGAACTAACACCCGACAAAACGGGGTGTCTAAAAACAACCAGGGGAGTTCGATTCTCCCCCGTCCCACAAAGCGTAATTAATTTTTTCATAAACTAAAGATTTAGTGTTAATAAAAATGGAATAAAAAGTTAATGTAGATGAATTAGTTATTCTAAATTTAACGGAGGAGCCGGCTGCAGAGATGCACCTGGCTCTTTTTGCGCGGCAACCGCTGTACTCAAATGGGGGGCCGCCAAGCACCCCAACGCTCATCTGTGTTCCTATATCGCTTGGCCATCTTGAACACCCTCGCCTCCGGCGAGCGGAGAAACCCACCCCCACGCTCCATCGCCTGACGCCATGAAGTTACCGTCGCCTGGCCTGTCTTTTCGCAGCCCAAGGGGAGAGCGTAAATTCGTGAAGTTGAACTTTAAAACGGAATATTATGCCACAACAAGAAAACATCTCACCAATGATTGAGGCGATGCGTGCGCAGACGGAAGCCAACGCGATCACGCCGGAGTACCTGGGTAACATCCTCCAGATGATAGTGAACTTTGTGAAGTCCCTGGGCCTGGTTCCTGAAGAGGAAGTCATCAACGTGACCTCCATGGTGCAGGATGCCCTGTCGACTGCCAGCGCTGCCGTCCAGACTGCGAATAATGCGCTGAGCACGGCTGGAGGTATGCTGCTGACCGTGCTGCAGGCAGTATGCGGCACAGAAGGTGTTGCGCTGTCTGTTGGTCAGCGCAACGGGACGACGCTGACACTGAACCTGACAGCTGCCAATGAGAACGCTGCAGGCGTGATGACCGCTGGCCAGGCTGCCGCCTTGGCTCAAGCGCTGCTGGACATCACCGCGAATGCCATCAGCAGCTTGTCATTCACGCCCAGCACCAGCACGGCTACGCTGAAGATAACGCTGGGCTCCGGCAACAAGACTGTTACCATCCCTGCAGCTACAACCACTAAAGCGGGCTTGATGACAAAGCAGGACAAGCTTGACCTTGCCAACAAAGCCAATAATGCCGAAGTGGCGAAGCTGGATGCGACGGGCCATCTGAAGACCGATCATGTTCCTGTGGTGCTGCTTAACAATGTGGTGGACGGCTCCGGCCAGGATAACCTGAGCGAGGGCGACACCTACTATGACAGTGGCCAGCTCTACTACCGTGGCGCCAATGACACGGACATCGAGCTGGGTGAACCCTGCCCGAGCCTGTATTATTGCCATAAGGAAAGCAACGTGCTGTACCGTTGGACGGGTACCAAGTTTGAACCGATCAACGCCAATCCTAAAGCAGGTATGCTTGTCCAGGAAGTGCGCTGCGCAAACCGAACCCAGAAGCGCTATGACATCCCGAGCGGCCCGCTTTGTATCCTCAAGCCGAGCACCGACACGGCAAACTTCAACCTGCTGGCGAGCGAAGACGGTAACGGCGCCATTCACCGCATCGTGCTGGAGGCGTCGGATATCGGCGACCTGGTTGACGGCACGAATACCGGCCTGAAATGGCCGAATAGCTTGATTTGGGAAAATGGGACTGTTCCCGTGGTCCAGGATGTGGACAACGGTGAAGGCATCATGGTGACCATATATAACAGCCGCTACGCTCACTTCATCACATATCGTTAACCATGGCACAGATAGAACAAAGTCCCACGAGAATCTTCCATGTCCAAGGCAACGACCTGAAGCTGGCGATCAAACTGACACTGCAGGTGGTTACCCTTAATAACGGCCAGACTGAGATCACCCCCTATGATTTCTACCCGAATGAGGACTACCCGGTGTATGTGGTGCTCTCCAAGGGCACCGCTCAAACAAAGATAGAGGCCTACATGCAGGGCAATGTGGCCATCGCTGAAGACCCGGGCACCATCCTCGAAGGCCTGTACTCGGTGGAGGTGCTCTGCCGCGATGACCAAGGCAAGAAGAAACGCTTCAAGCAGCGCACGGTGGTCGATGTGAAAGACGTGACGGCCGATGCCGGCATCCCTTCAGGAGTGGAGTTCAATGCGGAGATGCACTGGCTGGACGGTGGCGTGTTCCTGGCGGTGTCAGGTCGTGACGGCCGTGGCATCGTGAGCACCACCATCGAGGAGAGCACGGAAAGCGGCGGCTACAATATCATCACCTTCCACTACAGCGACGGCTCGACAGACGAGATGCGCGTGCGCAACGGCGTTGACGGTAATGCCGTGCTGCGCCATGAGCCCATCGAGCCTGAAGATTTCGAGGCCGCCCGAGAGGCAGGCACACTGAGCGAGAACACCATCTATTTAGTTTACGAGGAAGAATGATTGTCGAGAAACTGAGAAATATCGGTGACCTCTCGATAGGTCAACGCGGGCTGCAGGCAGTGTATGTCGTCAAGAACGGCGTGCACCTCGTTTGGCGCAAGCTCGCAGGAGTATATTCTGCCTGGTTCCATCACTACGGCTGGTCACATGACCGTGGCTGGTTTCATAGCTAACAACATTATCACATCATTATCAATATGGCAAGAGAGAAATTAATCATCATCCCCGGTCTTAACCTTCTGACGTCCATGACGGATGACTGGGGTGGGGAAAACAACACGGGAGCCGCTATCACCAAGTATGGCACCGAGATTCCAGACGGCTACAAATGGGGCGTCAACTTCGCGGAAGTTGAACGCTTCATCAAGCAGATGTTCGGTGCCAACACGGCGCTGATCAACGCCGTTAGCTCCGGCAAGATCGGCTGCCTCCGCACCTGGGACGATGAGGAAAACGACGAGCTCCACCTGTTGGGCTTCGCCACCGTCGCCGACTGGGAAGCCTGGCAAGAGAACCACGAGTCGGTGACTCCCATCAGTAACATCATCATCCCCAAGGGAGGCATGGAGAGCGCCTACACCCTGGCCCTCGAGGGCAACGCTCCGGCGGCCGTGCAGATGACCAACGACTTCTCGGTCCGTCTCAAGGCGGTCTACCTGTACAACAACGGCGGTGTGGCGCAGGAAGTCCCCGACTGGGTGACGCTCACCGTCCAGCGACTGGACAACAGCCAGCGCTGGGTGACCTGCGGACGCTTCACTGTGGAGTCCAACCGCTTCAACTACATCTCGATGAGAGGCATCCTGCCTTCCGGCAATGTCCAGGTGCGTATCACTGCTGAAGCTGAACGTGCTTCAACGGCTGTCCCGTTCACCTTCCAGGTCAACATCGTGAACATGACCTTGACACCGGCAACGGCCTTCCAGATTCCTTTCGAGCAGGACGCACTGTTTACCCTGCAGTATTATATCACCGGCAACATCTCAAAGACGCTGCTGCTGAAGTTTGACGGAGGCGGCACCGGCAAGGAACTGGTCATCGACGGCATCACCCACAGCGATGCCGACACGCCATACTCCTGCGAGGTGCAGGGCCTGACCGATATCCTTACACCTGGTCTCCACACGGTGGAAGCCCAGCTGAAGTACAACGAAGACCTGTACACGGACTGGGTAATGAGCGAGTACCTGGTACTCGGTATCGATTCCCCTGTGGTGTCTGTCAACAACATCTCCGACGGCCTCTCGAACTGGACGGACGTCCATTTCTTCGACTGGTCCGTCCTCACGCCTGACGGCAATGCGATGAATGTCATCATGCGCCTGGTGGATGCCAATGACAACACCACCGAATATGCCCGATGGTCCTTCAACGGAGCTCCCAGAAACAAATACCCGTTCACGACGCAGCTGGCCATCGACGGCGTGAGTGACACCTGGATTGATGCCGTGATGCTGATCGAGGACAGCGAGGGCAACGCGCTCCACGATCCCGTGGAGTTCGGACTGGAGAATGAGGCGAGCTTCGCACCCAACGCGGGCGCGTCCTTCGTCCTCTCACCCGCTGTGCGCTCCAATGCTGAGGAACATCCCGACACCATCATCAACACGGTGAACGGCCAAACGGTGCAGGCAGAGTTCGAGAACTTCGACTTCTCTACCGACGGATGGAAGGAAACGACCTATGAGGGCTCGACGGTGAGGGTGCTGCGCATCCCTGCAGGACGACAGCTGACCATCCACCACAATCCAATGGCAGACTTCACCGGCGCCGACAATACGGGCCGCAGTTTCGTCTGGGAGCTGGACTTCGTGGTGGATAACATCGTGGATGATGAGGAACCGCTGATCGAAGTAGGCAGCCTCCGCAACTCTGGCGTATGGTGGGGCTTCCGCCTGCTGCCCTCACGCGCCATGCTGCTGACCTCGAACAAGTACACCGAGCCTGACCAGGATCTGGCATGGGCTGAGGGTAAGCGCTTCCACCTGGCCATCACTGCCCAGTATGGCGGAGAAGGCGCACCGAACATCCTGCGCATGTACCTCAATGGACGTCTCGAGAGGGAATTTGCCTATGACACGGACGACCGCTTCACGCCTGAGAACGCGGTAATGGTCATCGGCAACACCTCCAGCGATATCGATATCCATGGTATGCGCTGCTACCGCTCAGCGCTCAGCTCGTCGGCCGTCATGCAGGACTACAAGGCCTCGATGTCCACCACGGCCGAGAAGATCGCCTTTGAGGCTGCCAACGATATCCTGGATGACCGTGGCCGCATCGACTGGGACAAGTGTCTGGGCAAGTACAATATCATCGGCCACCGGGGACCGCTGCTGCACAAGGGTATGGAAAACAATACCCAGCACGGCATCAGCATCGAGATCCACATGCCGGATGATGAGGAACACAGCGGCACCCTGACAAACCTTGACAACAAGGGACAGGGTACCACGGCCATGACGTATTACTGGTGGAACCAGCAATACAAGACCACCGACAATACCCAGCTGCTCGACGATGAGGGCAACCCGAAAGGGGAGACGGGTGCGGGCTATGTCATCCAGGCCGGGGAATATGCTGCTACGAAACTGGTGGGCAAGGTCAACTTCGCCTCCTCGATGCAGTCCCATAAGCTGGGACTCACCAAGGCGTTCACCGATGTCTTCAAGCAGATGATCAGCGACGGCAACATGAGCACTCCTGGACAGTTCAACACGTTCCCCAATGCCCGTATCGCGGTGCTCGAGAAACCGTTCCTGTTCTTTGTATGGGATGAGGCCAACAGCCGCTATGAGTTCCGCAACCTGATGACCTTTGGCGCCGGCAAGGGCGACAAACCGACCTTCGGCTTCAACAAAAACTCCACCGGCCACATGCTGATGGTGGAGGGTGCCGACAACGACGTGCCCCTGGCACGCTTCAATATGCCGTGGGATGACACGAACATCACCTATGACATTGACAAGGAGGCATGGATGTACAACGGGGCAAAGAACATCAATTTCGGCTTCGGAAAGACTTCCAGCGACGTTCCCAGCGACACGGATGCCCTGACTGCAGTAAAGAACTTCTTCAACTTCGTGTACCTGCACAGCACCAAGATCGAGTTCTTCAACGGCTCGCTGGACGCCCTGCAGCGTACGTCAGGCTCTCGCCTGTCTCCTCAGAAATGGCTCACAGGATCCTATGACCTGTATCGCTATGACGAGAAGACCAGCCGATGGGTGCCCGCCGGTATCGACAATGCCCAGCTCAACCTGCTGGACCAGTACGAGGACTTCACGGGCGACGCCTTCAACACGTCACAGTCCAACCAGGCAAAGAACGAGGCCTTCAAGGCTGCACGCCTGGCACACTTCAAGGCTCATGCTGCAGAGTACTTCCATGTGGATGACGCGCTGTACCACTACTGCTTCATCAAGCTGATTGCCGGTACCGACAACCGCTGTAAGAACACCTACTACTACACCGACCCTGTGACACTGAAGATCCGTTGGATGCAGGACGACGTGGACACGGTGCTGAAGACCAACAACGTCGGCCAGAACCGCAAGCCGTACTGGGTGGAGGAACACACCAAGGACGGCAGCGGCGAGAACTACTGGCAGGCTGAGGAAAGCACGTTCTACTGCCTGCTCGAGGAGGCATGGGACCGTGACACGCCCGAAACGGGACAGCCGAACATCCAACAGACGATGCGCAACATGCTGGCCGCCATGTCCACCCTGGGAGGCGGCAGCGTGATGGGCTTCTTCGAGAACTACCTGCTGTCTGTTCCTGACTACTTCCCCGCTGTCGCCTACAACGAGCAGGCACGCGCCGTCTATGAGTACAGCTACCGCCTGCAGCTGACGGGAGAATACAGCAACGACACCAACGCGCTGTCGCAGTCCTGCGGCTCCCAGCGATGGTCGGAATACCAGTGGCTGGTTGACCGCATCATGTTCATCTCCAGCTGGTGCCAGTATGGCGAGTTCGCCAGCTCGACCGCTGCCGGCGGTCTGTCCTGGCGTGGTGCGACTGGTACGCACTATATCACGGTGAAACCCGCGAAATGGATGTACCCGCGTATCGCCGTCGGCTCGTCGAACGTCGGCGGTACCGCCCTCCGTGCACCTGGCGAGGCCCACGCGTTCAACGCTGTGTCCTCTCAGGGCGATACGGCTCTGGCGATCCGTGGCAACGACTACCTGTTTGACCTGGGAGATATGGACCAGTACATGACTGTGACGGAGTTCGGCTTCACGGGTAAACGCCTCCAGCAGATTACCGTGAATCCCCTTGGTACGAACAGTCCTGTGCGATGGAGCGCACCGGCTGTCCGTGTGAACTCCACGAACATCAAACGCTACATCCACCGCAATACTCCGTTGGCCAGCGGAACACTCGATCTTTCGGCCTGCGTCCGCCTGGAGGAGATCAACGTGGAGGGCACGAGCTTCACGGCCGTCAAGCTGCCGCAGACGGGTTCTCTGACCAGCCTCACGCTGCCGGCTACGCTGGAAGCGTTGACGCTGGTGGGCTGCCACAACCTCGAAACGCTGGTCATCGGCGGCTATGGCGCGATGACTGAGATCACCATCAAGGACACGCCGATGGCCGACTCTCTCTATATCGTCCAGCAGGCTCTTAATAACCTGAACAAGGTGGACATCGAACTGCCTGAAGACGGTTGGCGCGTCTCTGGCCCGTCCGGCCTGTTGCTGCTCAACACGCTGGCTGCCATGGGCGCCAACTGTAAGCTGCAGGGAACAATCACTCTGACCGCTGTGACTCCGAGCTTTGAGGATAAGGCGGCATGGCTACAGACCTGGGGCGACGTTGACCATGGCACGAACGGCCTGACGATTGTCTATCCGCAGTCTACGATCGAGAACGTGCGCATCATCACGGGCAAGTACCTGGAGAGCCTTGGCGACCACCAGATGCGTCTGAACTCAGCAGGTAACACTTTCACGGCCGTGTCATGGGAAATATCGCAGAACAGCTATGCCACGATTGATCCGAACACTGGAGTCGTGACGGTGTGGCAGATGGCTCCAGAAACAGATGGCCCCTATGCAGACGTGACTGTGAACATCACCACACTTGATGGTACAGTGCTCTCAGACACGAAGCGTTTCTACTTCTGCGAGCACGTCTGCAGGGAAGGCGATTACGTCTATGCGGACGGCTCCTTCAGCGATGAGCTGCTGTCCTATAAGACAGTCGTCGCCCTGTGCTTCTACATCAACCCGAACAATCCGGCTGACCGACTGGCTGTGTCGCGTGGTAATGTGATTACCGACCAATGGGGTCTGTACAATAATGCGTCTTATGGCGTGACTAACGTAACGGTGAACGGGTACACGTCCATCTATGACACGCCTGTCATCAATATCCAGTCCAACGGTAACGGTGACATTGACAACCTCGCCTCCATGGCCTCATTCGCCACCTACCTTACTACAACGGCAGTGGGTGACGTGGGTCTGGTAGAACTGACGGAAGACATCGGCCCGTTCCGCATCGGTGAATTTATTCACCGTGGCCAATACAAGACGCTGCAGATCATCCGCCACCGCAACCGCATCCTGAACGGTGTGACGAGCGACGTGGGCTCGCATGTGCCTCAGGTGCCTACAGCCAACGCCAACCAGACGGAACGCGAGGTGCTGACCAACCTCATCGCGGATATCGTGTCGAAGAAAGGCAACAACTACAGACAGTTCTACTATCCTGCCGCCAGCTACTGCTACGCCTACCAGCCGACCTACGCGCTCCAGCCTGGCGAAGTGCTGGCAGACAAATTCAAGGCGCACAACTGGTGGCTGCCTACCCTTGGCGAGCTGGGTATGGTCTATTGGCAACAGGTGAAAGGCGGCATCTTCGCAGCCGCGCAATCCAACAGCCGTTACACCAATTTGACGAGCGATCACCACTGGACATCAACGGAATACGACGCCTCTTACGCGTGGAATCTCCATGGCGGGAATGGCCAGGTCTTCAGCAACGGCATCTACATCAAGAACAATTCCCGCGCGTGTCGTGCGGTGGTCGCGTTTTAAATCTGACAGCTGGGGGCTTTGACGCCCCCAGCGATAACCGCGAAGCGGTTCGATTTTTTTTTGAAATCCGTTTCGATGTGTTACCTTTGCGGCATGAAACCGAATCAGGCATCTATCTACCGGGAAATCGAACGGCTGCTGGAATGGTCCATTCCGGTAGTCGAACGGTTACCCCGTTCCCTGCCGTATAAGGAACTCGGCGGCAAACTCGTCCGCGACCTCTCCGAGGCGCTGGACTTCGTTGTGCTCGCCTTCCAGGCTGAAGGCCTGGCTGAACGTGTGGAATGCATCAATGCCGTGATCATGCGCATGACATCGGTGAAAACGACGTACAGGCTGCTTAACCGCGTGCGTCGTGATGCCATTTCTCACGGACAGTACGCCCAAGCGCTTGACATGCTGAACGTCATCGCTGACCAGTCTGGAAAGTGGATCCGAAAAAACAAGTACGAACTCGCTGAACAGCGTAGGACAAAAGTCAAGGCTCCTCCTCTGCATGAGGAACCGAGACAGCTGAAGCTGTTCAACGATGAGGACTTGAAGCGGTGAAGACTACCATGGCGATTACGGTTACTATGGTACATCCCCTGATATCAAACGGGCGTGGCACTGCGGTTCAAGCCGTAGTTAGGAAACGAGCAGCCCACGCATCATCGCTTGACGCCTCTAACGCGTGGAATCTCCATGGCGGGAATGGCCAGGTCAACAACAACAACAACAACAAGAACAATTCCCGCGCGTGTCGTGCGGTGGTCGCGCTTGACAACGGGGAAAAGGAAGGGTGGGTAGATGCCTATTTTGATTGCCTCAGGCATAAGCTCAGGGCTAAGCAGTGCAATGAGTACCGAATGGACTATGAGCAAGACCTGTGGCAGCTGGTTGCCGAAGTCCACGAACGGACTTACAAGCCCAGCAAGGCTTTCTGCTTTATTGTGACACGCCCGAGCACCAGGGAGATCTTTGCCGCCGCATTCCGTGACCGAATCGTGCAGCACTGGATAACGCTGCGCCTGGAACCGCTCCTGGAACGCCGCTTCCGCTCCCAGGGCGATATTTCGTTCAACTGCCGCAAAGGGTATGGGACACTTCGGGCGGTTCTCACCGCCAGAGACCATATCGAGAGGGTCAGTGATCGATACAAGCGGGAGGCATGGATCGGGAAAATGGACATCTCGGGCTTCTTCATGTCCATCGATAAGGATATCCTGCTCGCCAAGCTCCTACCGTTCATCCGGGAGAATTACCAGGGGGACGATATCGATACGCTGCTTTGGCTGACTGAGGTGACGGTGAGACACCAGCCCCAGCTGCTTTGCGAACGGCGGTCACCCATCTGGATGTGGGATGACCTGCCGGACAACAAATCGATGTTCAAGATGCCGGGGAACAAGGGTGTGGCCAAAGGTAATGTTACGTCACAGATACTGGCCAACTTCTATCTGTCATTCTTCGATGAGTTCATCATCGAGGAATGTTCATATACTGGAGCAGGCTATGTCCGTTTCGTGGATGACACGCTGATCATCGCAGGCGATAAGCAGTTCATCATCGACCTGCGCAAGAAGGCGATGCAGTGGATCAAGAAAAACCTGAAGCTGCAGCTCCACAAGGAAAAATTCTATCTGCAGCCTGCATCGCATGGCGTTAAGTTTGTCGGCTGTGTACTCAAACCGGGCAGGATATATACGGCGAACCGCACAATAGGGAACATGACCAGACGCGTCATGCAGACCAACGAGCTTTGCCGGCATATCCTTGAGGACGGGCCGAATCTCGAGAACATGAAGCTGCTGAAACGTCACGTCTGCAGCCTCAATTCCTACATGGGCTTCTGTGTCCATAACTACACCTACAATCAAAGGAAAAAGATGTTCCGCAACGTCCCTTATTTCTGGAAGTGCTGCAACATCCAACGCCGTTTCTCGGTTGTCAAGGTGAAGAAAAAGTACAACTACGAATTATTCTTACTTAAAACAGACCGATTACAGTATGAAGCAGATCGCAGAAAACTTGCCCCCCTTGGTAAGCGTAAGAAGGGACCTCGGGCAAAACATCTTCACAGTGGCGTTTGACATCAATCACACGCCTGAAGGGTATGAGTACGAAACGGCGGAACTCCCGCCTGGTATCTGGCGCCGTGACCTGATCATCTCGGCGATCATCCGCTCTCGCTACAGTGCGGACGAGATGGAGGCCATCGCCATGAATGTGCTGGCCGACATGACCAACAAGAAGGCCCGCGATGAGCATTGGGCAATGCAACAGTGGCGCCTCAAGGCGAAACAGTGGGCAACGGAACTGATGCAGTGGGCAGCGGACAATGACATCGCTATCGATGAGTTCATGTTTGAGCCTGCTCCAGACGACCCTGACCCGGCCATCGAGGGCGGCGACGGCATCGGCACACTGTCAGCTGCCATCATCCTCGCAAAGGACGATGCTGCAGAACTCGAGGACGAGAAAGCCCTGGAAGTTCCGGAACTGTTCCCCCTCTGGGCAGACCAGATCGGCAAGCAGCTGAAAGCCGGGGAACGCTACACCTATCGACTCAGGCTCTACAAGGTGCTGCAGGACCATACAGCGCAGGCCGAATGGTCACCCGACTTGGCAACCTCGCTGTTTACTGAGGTGGCCGCCTCTGCAGAACAGGGTACGCACGACAATCCGATACCGTACAACAACAACATGGAGCTGGTGGAAGGGTTGTATTACTCCCAGAACGGCGTGACCTACCTGTGCATCCGCTCGACGGGCGTGCCGGTGTACAACAACCTGGCTGACCTCGTACATATCTATGTGGAGGTGGCATGATTCTTGCCAGTGTTTTCCGAATTGGAAAGGACTGATAGCAATGTGATACATAACTTTTTGGATTAAAAATTGCTCAGACGGTGGCTGCTCGGGACGAGTGGCCATCGTTGCTTTAGGGAAACGCCGCTCACGCGCGGGAAGCTCCCATCACACGCCCCAACGAATTAAGTTCGCCCATCGATGGGCTCACGGAATAAGGAATATTTTCATTATTAACTCATCACTCCCGGCTGCTGCCAATTCGCCGAACCGTTCGCTGAATTGCAGGGGATAGGGAAGGTCATGACTTTTGTTTTTAAGATCAATAGAGTGGCTTGGTCTTAACCCCGCTCCTAACTTTTTACACCGCGAAGGTAGTGCGGCACGCGGCCTGCAAGGGTAAAATGCACTCCACACAAAAAATCTCCAGCCCCTGCGGGGTAGTATTTTTTGCGCTACGCCCTTGCCTTAGCCGCTAACACCGCATACTTCGCTTGCAGTGTAAAAAGGTTATACGCGAGAACAAGACCAATGATTTTATTAATTTTTAAAAACAAAAAGTTATGACTACATCTATCAAAAATTCAGTGAACAATTCGTCGGCAGCTGCCGAGAGTAATGAGAGTAAAAAGGGTTTCCGCTCCTCCAATCCCAATAATTTGGATTTGATACTGGCGAGCGAGAAGCAGGTGAAAAGCGGCGCCATGATGTGGCGAGTGTACCGCAAGGCCGCAGACGGCACCGAGTCCAAGCCGTTCTATTGCGCCACCGCATTAAAGGCCCTGCGCTACTGCTACATCCTTAAGAAGTCAAAAGGCGGTTTTATCCCTGCCGCCATCTATGACAAGCTGAAAGCAGCCATCGCCGCAGACAAGGCCACCACCGAACAACAGGAAGAACCCGCCCCCGCTCCCGTCGAGGAGGCCGCCCCCATCGAGGAGCCTAAGCCCAAGCGCAAGCGCTCCAGCAAGCGCACCAAGAAAGAGGCCGCATAAGAGGCCAGACAAGCACGCCAGAGCTCAGGCGCCAGACAGATGGTCGGGCGCCTGAGAAGGCATGCCCCGGGGAGACCGGCGGCCGCCGCGCCTCACACAGCGAGGCACGGCGGCAGAGCGTTCGCGCTGTCTTTTCCGCAATGCCCAAAGCAGGGTAAATTCGCTTTATGAAACCGCATACGAAAGATGTTATCCAGTACGGCAGTGCGATGGCCATGATGGCCACCGGAATCCTCCTGTCGGTATGCTCGTTCTTCTGGCTCAGGTTCATCCACGCTTCCGTGCTGACCTATATGGGTGAGGCTGTCGGATTCTGCTCTGCAGTGTACGGCCTCACTGTCTATTCAAGGTCCAAGATCCATGAAGCCCGGGAGGATATGCGCGAGGAATTTGAGGAGCTAAAGCGAGAATTGTTGAACAATCAAAATAGCAGTGATGAAACACTTCACGATGAATGAGATGACCCGCTCGGCCACGGCCAAGCGGCACGGCATCGATAACACGCCAGGCCTTGCGGAGCAAGCTAGCCTCAAGGCGCTTGTCGAGAAGATCCTGGACCCGTTGAGAGAAGCATGGGGGCAACCCATCATCGTCTCCAGCGGCTATCGATGCGGCAGGCTGAACAAAATCGTCAAAGGGTCACCGACAAGTCAGCATCTCCTGGGAGAAGCGGCCGACATCCATACGCTGAGCGATAAGCCTGAAGACAATCGTCGGCTGTTCCAGCTGATCCAAAGGCTTAAACTGCCCTATGACCAGCTCATCGATGAGTATGACTACAACTGGATCCACGTGTCCTACGGCCCGCGCAACCGCCACAGAATACTTCACCTCAAATAATCATCCGTTATGCAAGACCGCTACAAATCCTGTTTCGTGAGCATCGTCATCATCCTCCTGGTGATCATCGCGCTGCTCGTCCTTCCTATGTGTCTCTCGTCCTGCCGCACGCAGAAACAAACGAATCAGTCGGCAACCGCATCGGCCACAGCCGCTACGGTTGCCTCCCAGGATCTCACCGCTGTCACGTCACAGCGGCTCGACCGCACATTCACAATCCAGCTCGATGACCTGGAGTTCCTGCTGCCCCTCCCGAACGCTGACGGTCCCTTCGCTGTGAACGGCGAAGGGACGGACAGCGTGGTAGGGCTCGTGCGCCAGGAAGCCCCCTCGATGCTTGGCGACCTCCGGTCGCCTGCGCGTCTTCGGGCCAAGAAAGCCACAATCACGGCAGCTGCGACTGTGGAGCATGATGACGTCCGGACAGCTCACCTCGAAGACTCGACATACCGGCATGAAGCCGCCGAGAACCGACAGGAGAAGACGGTGCAGCGCACCGCAGTCGCTGATCCCGTCCCTCCCTGGGCGGTCATCGCCCTGGCGATCGTGGCCGTCCTGTGTATCGTCTCACAAATCGGTAAGCGCTGAGGATGCATAGAGACCGCTCCCTTCGCTCGCGGACTCCATGCATCAATGCGCTTAATCATAGCATTAGAGTATCAGCCCATAATTTTTATAGTTAATGTTCCTGCCCGGCGCTGTGCATGATCACAGCATCGGGCAGCTTGTATTCGGTAGTCTCACAGGCCAGGGAGAGACCGCTTCATGGCGGTCCCTCCCTGACTCTGCTCGCAGGGTATGGATCCGCCAGGCCATGATCATTACGTGATGTCCCGTCCACTACGCGCGCTCGCTATTGCACAGAGGGCTCGGCTCGCTGTTCCCACCGCAACCCAGACGTGCCCGGCACAAGTCACAGGGTACAGGCTACGTGCCTCCGCTTGTACGCTGTGACTTGCGCCCGACACTTGCTTCTGGGTAGCGGTGACGCTCACTCTCTCCCACTGCTCCATGGCGAGGACGCTCCGTTACCCGGCCACACTCCATCATCATCGCCTGACGCATGACTGCAGCTGCAGGGTAGGTGACAGCACTGCGGCGCCCAGCTGAAGCTCGACGCCTCGATGTCCAAGACCAGGACAGGCCCTCGTCATGGACGCATGAGGTGAAGGACCTACGCACACCCTGATGCGCCCGACACACGCGTGCCCGGCGCATCACCGCGCATCGGCTGGCTGGCCTCGCCTCGCCTGCACGATTTTAACATCCGTTCACATATTCCGCTAAAGCTAAAGAGGGAGTCGCAGACACGCAACGCAGGGCGGGCGGGGGGTCTTCCGACGGAATCAAGGGGAAAATTCCCCTTGATAATCCCCTTCCAGGACTGTTTTACAGTCCCTTATATTTTCGTGAGCTGAAAGGCAACGAAAATTAACGAAACGTGCCGCCGTTCCATCACGGTCCCAGTGGTGAAAACACTGGCAATTTGTTCCCGAAACCGATTTCGGGAACAGGACCCGCATACCGGCAAAAAATTAACATTCGTTAGTGGCCAGTATGCGGCAGATTGTAAATGTACGCCCTATAACGTACATTTACCACGAAATTTACTACCTTTGCAGGGAGTAACTAATTCATCAAAACAATAGCATTATGAAAAAAGCATTATTTATGATCGCGGCCTTGGTGGCCATGACTGGCTGCCAGCCGACAAAACCTCAATTCTTCCAGGAAGCTTTTGCTTTAAACTATGCTGAGATCGCTGGCCCTAACTTCCTCATTACTGAGTCTAATTCCGTAGGCTTCGACTACATCGGAGTTGCCAGCCTTTATGTTATTGAAACCACTGGAGCCACTAAGGTTGAGAAGAAAAAATCCAAGTATGCAAGTGATGACATCTATGGTGATGCCAGCAACAAGTATTACTACGAGACCAAAGGCCTAAGGGAGGCTAATGCCAGGTCTGCTCTTGCTTACGCTGTGCAAAAAGCCAAGGAACTTGGTGGCGATGGCATCATCATGCTGAGGACAAATTCGGAGAAAGACCTGATTGAAGGTAAAATGATGACTAAGTATGTAGAGGTGAAAGGCATGGTCATCAAGCGCAAATAAGCAGATTCAAACCTGATTAATCTTTAGTTTTCACGGAAAATAACGCGGAATCTCGCGGAAAACTCACGGAAAATTGAGGAAATTTCGGGAAAAATTCCCCTATTTTTATGTTTTACAGCATATTTCGTCATTTTTTTTGGCGAAATATGTTGTACATTTACGTTTTCGCTGTATCTTTGCAGCGCTTACAACATCGATGTATGCCATCGCCGCCTGAGCGTCGGTTATCCGCTCGAATTGCTTCGGGCTTATTTTTTGCCCGGACATATAGCCGACAGGCTGCCATTCCGAACATAAAAGGCGCTCTCCGGAGATGACACTTGATGTTGTAAGCAACGGAACTGGCAGCCGTTGTTATATACTGCCAATAGCTTACAACATCAAGTGTTATGAACACATCAATGACAATTCAACAGGAGAGGGCGTCCATGGGGACGCTGGCCACGGCAGCGGTCAAGGCGCTGCTGAAGTTCTTAACCTCACAATCGATCAACACGCTGCTGGCGTTGTGCGCCTTCATCAGCCTCATGTGCTGGCTCCTCAGTGACGGCTTCTATGCCCGCGAGGCGGCCACCTGGTGCTGCGCCTGGGTGCTCCACTTCGCCGCCATGTCGTCAATAGATATCAGGAAAGGAGGTGTCAAATGATGGGAAGCAACGGACAGAACTGGACGAGTGCGCATGCCGCCAAGAATATGGAGGTGGAGATAGAATACAGCGCCCAGCTGAAGGAACTGCGCCGGGAGCGACAAGAGAAAGTCCATAATACCCAACTCTCGATCAAGGCTGACAAGCGCAGGTGTGATACCGATATTGCCAGCCTGAAACTGGACATCGAGAAACGCCGCCTGCTCGTGCTCCACAACATCGACACGCTCAAGGATCAGCGGACGATCCTGCGCCAGCGCATGCACGACAACGCTGTAGTCAACAACGACTTCAATGCCGGAGAGCTCATGCGCCTGACCGGGGACATCGATACGCAACGACACAAGCTGCTCGAGCTGGACGAGGAGAGACAGCAGAGAACAGCCGCCCTCAAGGCTGAATATGAACGCAAGCGCGAGACCTGGACAAACCATATCAGGCAACTTAACCTCAACTACGAGAAAAAGGAACGTGAGCTGCGGGAGCAGCTGATGGCCACCTACAAGACTAACCGTGAAAAAGCGGAGGCCGAGCGTGCCGCCCAGGAAGGAGGTGAGGTGTAATGGAATACATCGTTAAGCCGTATAATGACAAGACAGCCCGCCGTATCACAGACGGAACTATCAAGGGCTTTATCCGAACCAGGAGCGGGAAAAACGTGAGGCTCCTGTGCAATGATGCTAATGGCGCATATCCCCTTGTAGGAATCATTCAATTAGAACTGGGTGATGTCGCCCATCAATGGACACTGACCGGCAAAACCGACACAAGACCGAATGTGACCACGCCCCATGACCTGGTTATGTTTGTCCCGGACGAGGAAGGAGGTGCTGCAGTATGAAAGACAAGAAACATCATTTCCAGCTGCTGAACGGCCGTAAAGTGGTCATTGACCAGGAATGCACGTTCGAGGATATCCGGCGCATGGGCGACACCATGGCCACCAGCCAGAACCACCGCCTGCAGGTGCAGGCCTACAATGAGGCCATCAAGAAATGGGACTACCTGGGAACCTTCATGGGCAACCGCCAGTTCCAGAACTGGGACGGCGACCGTTGGACCATCAACAAGGACTATCGTGGCATGACCAGGCTGACCGCGAGAAAGGAGGTGGCTGCAGTATGAACAAGGACGGACTGAAGGTAATGACCACCCGCTTTGAGGGACGTGGCCACATCAATGTGGCGATCTCCCGGTGCATCGACCCCAATGACACGAGCGTGCCGGTGGCTTGCGAAATCAATGTGTATTCGCCGGAGGATAATGGCATGAAGATACCAGACGACACGATCTGGCTGGACGATATCACCGACCTCGAGGTGCTCCATGACGCCATAGGCGCTTACCTCGAGATGATGAACGCAGAGCAAAAGAGGAAAGGAGGTGACCATGTTACCGACTGATCAGGATGCTTACGGGCCGCTGGTGGCCGTACTGAGTGCTTACCTCATGCAGTTTGAGCCGGTGGAGGAAGCAGGCGAAGGTGTCATGCTCAAGACGACAGAGCAGATCGAGAGCGAGATCCGGGATATGATCGAGCCTCTCGAGGGCCAGGTGGCCAAGCTCATGCTCGATGCCGGCTTCAAGATCATATACGCGCCAGGCGGCCGCCACGGATGGGCGATGCGTTACAGGCGATAGTATCTAAGACACAACATTTTTTTGATGACATGGGGGCCTTGCGTCGTGAGACGCGGGGCCCCTTTTCCCGTTTCGGGGCCCGTCCGAACCCCCGGACCCCCACTTTTAAGAGTAATATAGCGTGCAGGTGTACATGCGTACCAGGCAAGCCTCGAGGACGGGGGGCGCGGGGGGCGAAAATAGCAAATTGCTACAGATTTTCTCCAGTACTGGAAGTTGACCTGGTAGATATCTGATGCGCTGCGCGTGAGTACCAGCACAATTCGCTGTCATTTTGCCAAACCTCCGCCTGCAATTCCGCCTTCTGATGAATAGGAGATTGTTGGCGGATTACCATAAAAACCCCAAGCCGGAAAAAGCGGCAAAATCTCGGAGTTACTTCATCATCTTCTTTTTTTTATTTTTATACAAATACAAGTAGAAAAAAAAAGTACAAAAGTACGGAGAGGGCGAAAGTTGCCGAAAATCAGCAAATTAAGGCCGTACTTTTTTGGACTTTTCAAGAGTGCGGTGTTGTACGTACAGTACAGGAGTACGGGACCCGCAAAGAGTGCGGAAATAGTACGGCTACTAATGTACTGACGCACAAGGAAATAAGTGTCAAAAATTGGGTATTCCGTACTTTTGTACAACTTTTTTCCAAAGTTTACAGCCCCCCGTACGCTCAAACAAATATGTAAATTCTTCGCATTTTTGTTTGAGTAAATTGCCCTAAAATGGTAAGTAAATAGTATCTTTGTGCTTTGTAACTCAAACCTTTAGGCATGAATATCTATCTGTCGCTCCCGAAATATCTCTATGAGTGGTGCCTGCATGACTGGGCAGACGCTCAGGGCGTGGTGCGCTTCCCCAGGGGCAGCGCCGAGAACGATGTCCTGGAGATGATGCTGGACAAACTGGGCGAGGACGAGAAACCGGCGATGCGCGAGGAGGGCCAGATCGCCATCGCGGTGCCGGACTTCAAGAGCAAGCCTGCGCCCTACTGGTGTGTGCTCAGCGAGGACGCCCGCGAGGTCCTTAAGCACGTGATCATGGTCCGGTTCCGGGTGCAGCTGTGGAACGACCTCTACAAGGTGGATAAACTGTCGCTGCCCATCACCGACTCCATCTATGACTGGATGACGCGCCACGGCATCGAGCACGAGGAGAAATCCTGGGAGGCCATCAGGCAGATGTTCTTCAGACAGCGTAAGGCATACCGAAAAGGCCATACGCCTCCAAAGCGTTAGTTTTAACAGAGTTTAACACGGAATTCAAAACACGAAAATAACAAAGTGTAACTAACCTCAACTAAGCGTACAAACCGTAACAAACCATAACTAAGACAGGACTATGCAACGAGACAACTACAACATGCCGGGCATCATCGATGTGCGTTACCTCAACCCTGGTGATGTGCCTGCACAGATCATGAGCTCGTTCCTCGCCGGCATCCCGGTGTCGGTGTTCGTCGATGGCACACAGTTATCGATCCACGGCCAGGCGACCTGCCAGGCCGTTGAGGAACACAGCAATAACGGCAGGATCGAGAAAGCGACGCTGAACTTCATGACGGCCGACGACGTTCCTCCTGAAGGGATGTTGTGGATGATCCAACAGGCCAGCGGCGAATGGTACCTCATCGGCAGGCGCGAACAGCCATACCCTACAGTGAAGATCCAGAAGTCGACGGGAGAGCCTGGAGGAGACAGGGCCATCCAAAGCGTGACCGTAGAATTTCAGTGCTTCAAAGCCCTGATTCCGCTAGAAAGGTAGCCTCTTAAGGTCTTTTATACAGCGATTTGCCATGGGTAATTTTGTGGAAAAAGTTTACTTATGGCAAAGAGAAAATCATACCATCTGTATCTGAAGGGATATGTCGGAGGCTGGAACTTCGACAGCGACTATGTCGACTATATCCTTAATAAATACAAGGATGAGGAAGTGCATGTCCTCATCAACTCCCTGGGTGGTTCCGTGGCCACCGCCTTGAGCGTGAGCGCCGCCTTCTCCCGCCACGGGAACGTCCATGTCCACTACGAGGGCATGAACGCAAGCGCGGCCACCATCGCCTCGATGGGCGCCAAGAGCATCACCATCGACCGCAATGCGATGTACCTGGTGCACAAGTGCAGCCAGTTCATGTTCGTGTGGGACCAGATGAACGCCGACAAGCTCGACGAGTTCATCCAGGAGTGCGAAAAGACCAAGAAAGATCTCAACAAGATAGACCTGACCATCGCCAAGGGCTATGCCCAGCGGTGCAAGAAGGAACAGGCTGAACTGCTCGCCTTGATGAAGGAGGGCGGCTGGCTCACTGCAGAGGAAGCCCTGGACTGGGGCTTCGTCAACGAGGTGACCGACCTGCCCGAGGATGAGAAGCCGGTAATGACGGCTGAGGTGAAGGAGTTCCTGGCAGCAGAGGGCATTCCCGTGCCCGACGTTCCCATGGACGAAGGTGTGGATGAGCGTGGCCTGCTCTCAAAGTTCAAGGAGTTCTTGAGAGGTCTCTACCCGAAAGAATCAACCAACCAAGTTCTAAGCACAATGAAGAAGAAAGCTTTTACCATTCTTGCCGCCATTCTTGCCCTCGCCACCTTTGAGTGCGAGGAGGGCGGCTGCGCTGAGCTGACCTATGACCAGCTGGGAACGTTGGAAGACCACATCAAAGACCTGCAGGGTAAGCTTGATGAGGCCAACAACACCGTTGCCAGCCGCGATAAGGAAATCCAGACGCTCAAGGACGAAATAGCGTCCAAGGATGCCAAGATCGCCGAGCTGGGCAAGAAGCCCGCCGACGAGTCGAAGCAGGTGAACAATAAGGGTGGCGAACAGACCACCGATGACACTAACCCCGAGCTGAAGGGCTACTGCGACGACATGGCAGAGGCTCAGAAGCTGCTCGACCAACTGAAGAAGTAATTATGCCTCCCACGAATCATCTCATCAATATTCTTCCCAGCGAGGAGGATTGGAAGCAGGCGGCCAAGAAGTGGCATCGCCAGCTGCTGAAGATGCCGGTGCTGGCAATGGACAGCATCAAGTACCTCACTGGCCTTCCCGGTTGCCGCGTTAACCAGTATCTGGGCGGCGTGAGCACCGAGGCTCAGTTCTATCCCTACGCGCCCAACAAGCGCGGTGAGGGTGCCACCGAAATCATCTTCCGCGAGTTGCCCATCAACTTCGGTACGATGAACCAGGACTTCGAACCCAACGCTTTCGCTCAGACCATGCTGGGTGAGCACGCTGCCGTGCTCGGCCAAGGACAGGCCAAGAGCGAGATGGCACGTCTCATCCTGGGCCAGGTAATGGCCATCGCCGGTGAGCACCTGGAGCTGGCACTTGCCAACGCCGTGCGCGATCCTGAAGGCGACACCACGATGGATCTGTTCGACGGCTACATCACCATCATCGAGAAGGAGATTGCAGCCGGCACCATCGGACAGGCCAAGAAAAACTATCTTGAGCTCTCTGATTCCATCGACGCCACCAACGTCGTCGAGTTCCTGAAGTACATCATCTTCGGTCTCGATCCTCGTCTGCGCCGCCAGCAGATCTTCGTTTACTGCGACCCGGCTCTGGTTGACCTCTACAACGAGGGCTACCAGCTGTCCAACCCGGCTCTGCCCTACAACACGCAGTACAACCAGCCCTACATCGAGGGCGGCAACCGTCGTGTAACCTTCGCTCCGCTGACCTCCCTGGCCGGCAGCGAGTACATGATCATCGCTCCCAAGATGAACATGATCTACGGCTACGACGGCATGAGCGACCTCGAGCGCCTCGAGGTGCTGCGTATGGATGTCGACACCTTCACCTTGGCAGCCAAGATGTTCTTCGGTGTGCAGCTGCGCACTGTGGACTACCGCTTCCTGAAGGTCATCAAGATGGCCAGCGCCATCAACCTGTTCCCTGACCACGACGAGCTCAACCCCGTGACTCCCGTCGTAAGCCCCACGACCGTTACCCTGGCTCCCAACGCCACCCAGCAGCTCACCATGAGCCCTGACGACGACAACTGGAGCTTCGAGAGCAGCGCTGAGGGTAAGGCTACCGTGAGCGATGCCGGTCTGATCACCGGTGTGGCTGAAGGTTCCGCCACCATCACCGCTACCCATGGCACGGGTGCCGATGCCGTCGAGTGCACCGTGGCTGTTACTGTGACTGCAGGCAGCTAATTCGCATGTTGAACCTTTAATTGACAATTAATACAATGGCAAGAGATTGTTCAAGCGCATTGCAGAAATCCCTCGAGTGGTGTGACGGTATGCCCCAGTACCCGGGCATCCGCCGCCGCGCCTACTTCTGCAATAAGAACCTGATCGCTACCTATCCCTCGCTGACGCGCGATTCGATGGGCCGACCCACCTCGAGCGTCTATGACGGCAGCTTCGAGCTCGTGTCCGGCGCCTATTGGCAGTTCATCGACATCAACCCCGACAAGTCGCAGCTCACCAGCGAGCCGCAGGGTGAGGCTCCCAGCCAGACCCAGCTCAACAAGCTCGTGCTGATGCACAACGGCGTTGATGAGGATGCTACGCTGGCCGCAGGCTACCTCAACAACTCGGACATCATCGTTATCGTTGAGGACATGGCAGGCAACTTCAGGGTTGTCGGCAATGAAAAGTGGCCCACCAAGTGCACGGTCAACCAGGACAACGGCCAGGGCACAACGCCTGCAGGCACCACCATCAACGTGGAGGTGACCGACGAGCTTGCCGCTCCCTTCTATGTGGGATCGCTGGAGCTCGACGAGAACACCGAGATCTATTCGTCTAAGGTGACCGCCGAGATGGCTGCCGCTAACACTGGCGGTGGTGGTGGAGGTTGATCCGAAATCTAAAACAGGTATGGGGAGTGGCGTCGATGGGCTCTTGACGGATGTGCCGGAATCCGCGCAACTCTCCGACCTTTTGGAAGATCTCGAACCTCCGAAGCCTAAAGACCTGTTCGCACCCAAACAGCGGCAGGCCTGGGACAAGTCCAATGAAGCCCGGTGTGACTTCTCCTACAGGCTGAGGATCACGCGCCGAAGTGATGTCAACTTCATCTCGATATGGCAGAAGACGGTCTATGGGCGCACCTTGACCGACATCAAGGGTGACCCTGCCATGGTCGAGTTCTGTGCCTCCAGTATCGTCCCTGTCATCCGTGAGACGATAGGCGCCCATCTTGACAAGGGCGGTTGGTGCATCGTTACATCACCCAAGCGCAGGCATAAGGCCAGGAACTTCGCAACGCTCATCAGTGAGCGCATCGCTGAGTCCCTGGCTATTCCTTTTTATGAAGACGTGGCACTGTGCCACACCCGCCAGCGGGTGAATGCTGCCTTTGAGCTGAACGTGCTGCCTGATGAACCCAACATCATTGTGTTTGACGACTTCGTGACGACGGGCCAGACACTGGCGGCAATGAAACGCCTGCTGGAAAAATATGACAAGAATTTAATGTTTTACACGTGTATAAACAACAAATTATGAAAATCGACGAGAAAACGACACGCCGCATCCAGGCATGGCTTGACACGCCGGCCGAGAAGCGCAACATGCAGGAGGGCGCCACGCTGCTCCTGAAGCTGAACCATAACCGCGTGATGTACCAGAACATCCTGATACATCCGAAGAAATGGGCTGCATCCCTCGAGAAAGAGCTGAGGAAAAGGCTCGAAATGAGCGTTGAAAAGGTGGACCACAAGCAGGTGGACGAGATGCGTGAACAGGTGAAGAAAATCGCCAAGTCACGTTCCCTGCAGGTGGAGAATCCCGCCAGCGAGTTCAAGGGCGGCAAACGTGCCGACCATGACCAGCTGCCGGAGGAGATCCAGGCGGCCTACACCGAGAACCTGGGAATCATGCAGCGCATGCGCATGCTCCATGGACGCCTGGTAATCCTGGAGGAGAATGCCGAGAAGAAGCAGATCCCCTGCCATGACAGCGACTGCTACCCGCTGCTGCAGGAACTCATCGAGCTTGACAAAAAGTATCACGAGAACTGGGCCAAGTATGACGACTATGACCTGGAGACAGGAAAGGTCGCCGAGAACCTGGATTCCCGTGCCGCCAGCCGCAAGGCTGCGAACTTCATCAACCTACAGAAGGGCCGCTACCGCAAGAACCCGACCGACGAGCTGAAGCAGCAGTTGGCCGACAACTATGCCATGGTGGTCAACCCGACGGAGAAGATGACCAACGAGCTGAAGGAGCTGGGCGTGATTGAATGAAACGCGGTACCGATATCGAGCAATGGTTAAAGCCGCTTGCAGAGGCACAGAATCAGGCTTACCTGACGAATGCCCTGCAAGTGGCTGACGTGCTCGAATGGGTACTGGAGCAGCTCGGCACTTCCACCGTCTGGCAAACCTCGTTCTCTATCTCTGAGGAGTTCCTCAGACGCCTCTACTTCATCCAGCGCGGAGGACAGATCAAGGAGTTTAACCTGGTGCTCGACCTGAAGGCGACGAACAAGACGATATCGCTGTGGCCGTTCCTCTGCCAGGTGATCAGCAAAACCTATCTGGCCGACAACCACAGCAAGATATTGCTGGTGGAGAGCTCCAAGGGTGAAGTGGTGACGGTAGTGACCAGTCAGAACCTGACACGAGGAAACAGGGCCGAAAGCGCATTCATCTCTACGGATCTGGACATCTTCAGAACCGTCAAAGCACAAATCGAAGATTTAATAACAAACCATAGCGTCCCCCTCAATGACCTTTACAGAGAAAGAATTGGAGCAGATTGAGCAGCTGGCGTCACTCTACCTGCCGGTGACCGATATCGCTACGGTGATGGGGGTGAGGCCGGAGGAACTGCGCAAGCAGATCCGCATCAAGGACGACCCGGTGGCCATCGCCTACCAGAAGGGCAAGACGATGCGCAAGGTGCAGCTGCGCAAACAAGAAATCCAGCTGGCACAGGTCGGCTCACCGCTCGCCCTGGAGAATGCCAGGCTGGCGCTCATCGATATGGAAGATGACGAATAAGTCAATAAAATGAAAGTGAAGGAAATTAATTTCCTCCAGTGTTACTTTTATCGACTAAAGTAAATTAACAAACTTACAAGCTACCTTACAAGCTAACCTTACATGCCGCTGCCAAAGATCATAGACGTCTGCAAGGTGGATCTGTTCACCAAGGAGACCGAGCTGCAGGACCGCTACGATGCGGTGACGATAGCCCGGCTGATGCGCATCCGTGACGAATACCAATGGGTACTGGCCAATCCTGACCTGGCAGACCGCCTGTTTGTCGATGAGTTCACGGGGCGCTATGGCCTGAGCGACGGCGCCATCTATGCTGACCTGGCCATCATCAAACAGCTGCTGCCGGCATTGTCGAGCTCGAGCCGTGACTTCCACAGGTGGAAGGCCAACCAGATGCTGCTCGAGACCTATGCCATGGCCAAGAAACGCAAGGACACGAAAACCATGGAACGGGCGGCATCGTCCTATGCGAAATACAACCGTGTCGACCTGGAGGATGAACAGGTTATGCCCTATGACCAGATCGTGGTCCAGCCGTTCACTGCCACCAACGACCCGAGCGTGCTGGGCATCAAGCCCATCCCGGACATCGATAAGCGCATCAAGGAGATGACGGAGAAATACCGCCGTGAGACAATCGATATCGATGATGTGGAATACGAGGAGGCCGACCTGGAAGAAAACGAACTCTTTGGCCCTTCAGATGAAAAAGACGAATCCCATATACTTTAACAAGCCCCAGCGGCTGACACAGCTGATCGGGGCGAACACAACGGTCATCGTGGCCGGGCGTCGAACGGGTAAGACGGACTCGATCGCCGCTCCTTTCGTGCTGCGCAACATGCAGCGCATGAAGGGGAGCACCGGCGGCATCGTGGTGCCAACCTTTCGCCATGGACTGACGAACACGATTCCTGGACTGTTGACGGCATGGAAAAGATGGGGACTGCTCGAGGGCATCCACTATGTAATCGGCAAGAAGCCGCCCAAGTCGTTCGGCGTACCCATCATCGACCCGAAATATTATGAGCATGTCATCAGTTTCTACAATGGCTCGGTGGCCATCATCCTCTCACAGGACAGACCGGGTGCCGCCAACTCGCTGACACTATCCTGGGTGCTGGTGGATGAGGCAAAATTCATCGACTACGATAAGCTGAAGGATGAGGTGTTTCCGGCAAACGGCGGCATCAAGAGCCACTTCGGGAAGCACAGCTTCAACCACGCCGTGATGATCTTGAGCGATATGCCGCAGACCCAGAAAGGGTCCTGGTTCCTCCACTACCGGGAGAAGATGGACGTGGAACTGATCGAGACCATCAAGGGCATCATCTGGCAGATCTGGCACACGAAAGAACGCATCCGCGAGATGAAGGCTGCAGGTAAACCCGTTCCTGGTTACCTGCAGGGGAAACTACGGCTGCTCGACCGTGACCTGAACCGGCTGCGCTCAGTGGCCGTCTACTATAAGGAATACTCGAGTATCGAGAACCTCCAGCTGCTGGGTGAGAACTACATCAAGCAGATGAAACGCGACCTTACGCCGTTGACGTTCCAGACATCGATACTGTGCCAGCGCATCGGCATCGCCAAAGATGGCTTCTATTCGTCTATGAAGGAACGCCACAAATACGACGCTAGCGATTTCGAATACCTGGACAGCCTGGGATGGCACCCTGACCCTTCAGCACTCGACAGCCGGGCAGACCGTGACGTGGATCCTGACGCGCCCATCTGCATCGGCATGGACTACAATGCGAACATCAACTGGATTGTTGCCGGCCAACCGAGGAGGGAAAAGCTGCTGGTCATCAAATCGTTCTACGTGAAATACCAACGCAAGATCCCGGAGCTGGTGGCCGACTTCTGCGCTTACTATATGCACCATCGGAAGAAGACGGTGGTGTTCTACTATGACGCAACGGCCTTGGGCTCGAACTATGCGGTGAATGAACAGGACTTCCAGTGGGTCATCAAGACGGAGTTCGAGCGGCGGGGATGGGAGGTCATCAGCGTGTATCTCGGGAACCCGATGCGGCATGATGAGAAATATCTGCTGATCAACCAGGGCTTCGCGGGCAAGAACCGCCTCATGCCGTACTTCAACCGCCAGAACAATGACGACCTTATCCTGGCGATTCAAACGGCTGGAGTGGAGCGCGGCCGCAATGGTTTCCGAAAGAATAAATCGGGTGAGAAACTGGAGGAAAATGAAGAAAATTTGTTGGAACACCGCACCGATGGCACGGACGCATTTGACACACTGTATATAGGCTGCGAGAAGTTCCCGCAGCAGGTGATGACAAGCCGTTACTCATTAATTGGAATCGGATAACTCATAGTTTTTTAAGTTTTGGAAAGTTAATAAATAAAGAAATGGGGATGGTGACTCGTGAGAGCCGCCATCTTTTTTGTACTGCCTGGAGGTTGGCCATTGGATGGACGATGGGGTGCTGCCATGGCTTGTTTTAATGATTGACAGCTGTCGCTACCTTTTTCTGATGCAAAGGTAGTGCGGCTCGCTGCACGTCAAGGCTGAAATGAACAGCGGGGAGAAATCTCCACACCTTCGGGTAGTATTTCCCGCCGCTGGCCTTGCCTCTGCTGCTACCACCGCCTACTTGGTGGGCATCGTAAAAAGGTTATACGCGACAGCGTGATCAATGATTATAAACAATTAAAACAAAAAGTTATGACAGCAGTATTTAACACATCGTCCCTCAATTCAATGGCTGGCACCTCCCGCCAGTCGGGTAAAAAAGGTTACCGCTCTTGCGAGCTCAATAATTACAAGGTCGAGGTGGTGGACTTCGATGGCGCCACCGAGGAGTTTAACGTGGAGGCCTCAAGCCACTCAGAGGCCGCCGAGAAGGCCGAAGAACTTGCCTGCGGTATGCAGGTCAGCTATATGAACATCTACAAAGATAATTTTTAATCCACATTTATGTTTTAGAAGTTGCGCACGACACGGACCCAGTGCTACCGCTATGTTTAACGATTTTGATTTAGGCACTATGACCAGCCAGACCCTTAACATCGTCCCCGTGATGGAGCAGGCCGCCGCCCTCGTTCCCGATGTAGAACTGCATGAGGATGACCGCTTTCTCGACTTCGAGAAAAACAAGGTGCAGCCGCTCACGATGGAGCAGCTGAGGCGCACCCTACGCGAACACGATGCCGAGAAAGGCGACGCCATCCACGGCATCACACACGTTGACCTCATCGATGGAGTCATGGACATCTGCAGGTCCTACAACTACGCGCCCGAGATTTATGACATGTTCGCCACCAACAACAGGGACAAAATGACCCCGGGAGTCAGCGTGTACCCCGAACTGGAAGCGCAATACGGCCCCAAAGCAGTAGAGGCGCACACCATCCGCCGACTCTATGCGAACATCCGCCTGCGGGACTTCGACACCGAGGAACTGACAACTAACATCGCTGTCAGCTACACACAGCGAGGCCTGCAAATCGGCATCGGCCGTAATGTGATGGTATGCCATAACCAATGCATGTTGGCCGCCGAGCACTATGTGGCCGACTTCTCGATGGCCGACCACAAAGGCACACACAAGACACCCGCCGACATGCTGGCCACCGTCCGCCAGTGGATGCGCGACCTGCGTGACATCATCGCCGAAGATGATGAAATGATAGAACGCATGAGACGCGCCATCCTCACCCCCGCTCAAGTGCTGCTCGTTATCGGGATGCTGACCGCCGCCCGTGTGCAGGCCGACACGAACCACAAGGATATCAAGGTCAACAACGTCTACCCCCTCAACCAGGCGCAGATCTCCAAGTTTACGGAGGCGCTGCTGATACGTCAACACCATAACGGCCGACTCTCCGCCTGGGACATGTACAACGCAGCTACCGACCTCTACAAGCCTCAGACCGCCGAGCAGACCATGATACTGCCGCAAAATATGGCTTTTGTCAACTTCCTCCGCTCTAACAATGTGATTTGATGAGCGACAGACCCATGGCGGTACCCTCGCGGGTGCCGCCTTTGAGGTCTGGGGGAAACCTGCGCGAAAAAATCGGGCTCCCTGCAGGGAGACACGATTTTTCTGTCTTTTCGTATAAAAGAAGTGGAAGATACTTTTGTAATATGGCAACAAGCATTCAAAATAATCTGCTGGCATATTACTTCTCGAGCCAGCTACCTGATCTGCAATGGCAGACGGACAGCGAGGCGCTGATAGTATCGTTGTATAACCCTGACGGGGGTATCAGCATCGTTGAAGTGAAATTGACGGCCGTTAACCAGACTGTCAAGCTGTGGGGCGTCCAGGAATCGGTAGAACGCTGGATGCGCCACCATAGCAAAGCTATGATCCCTCTTGTAGTGCGTTGGCGTGAGAGCGAAAATGTCGGTTTCAGCTATGGCAATACGATGCACATATATTACTGTGTGAAGTCCATCAGTGAGAGCTGCAGTGCCTGGCTCCAGTCACATTTCCTGACGACGCTCAAGAGCAAGCCGCTTCCTGGTTCCGGTTCCACGGAACAGCTGTATTTTGTGAATCCTACCCCTCTGGCTGTCACACCGGAGCTGCTGGTGACCTGCCGCCTGTCGTCGGGTTTGGTTCGAGTCGTTGAAGTGCCAGATTACTTTGAGGAGATTCCTGTGGCAACCACACTTGTCCGCTCGTTGTCATGGAACCTCGATGATGTAATGGATGCTGCAGGTGATGTTGAATCAACAGTGGAGGAGGTGCTGGCGGTGACAATCCGTGTGGGGTCCAGGCTGATGACCTACTACAAGCCTGCTGTTCGCTCCACCGCCGTATTCGTGTTTACCAATGCTTTCGGCGTCCATGAGACGGCAAGGCTGAACTGTGTGACCACCAAGAAGACCAAGGATGAACGCAAGGTCGCCCATGTGGCACACCGGGCAAAGGTCTATGACCTGGATCCGCAAGTGACCTACGAGACGGAAACCTGCCCGCTGCCGCTGGAGGTGGCCGACTGGCTGTCACAGCTGGTGACGGCACCCTACGCATGGCTCGGGGACGGCACGCCTATCCTGGTCACTGATGGGGAAAGCTCCATCAGCGACGATGCCGCTGTAATGAATACGGTGAAATTCACCTGGCAGCGTTACGATGCTCGTGACGCTCTGGATGTTACTGCAGCTGATGTCAACATCTTTGTGAAACCGCCGTTCGCGCACCAATTCGATTGATCATGGCACACTCCATCCATATATCCACAGCCCGCAAGATGCTGGATGCCGGCGATCCGGTGGACATCTCCTTCTGGACGAAGGACGGCGAGCTGATATCACTGCATGATGTGGTGGGACTGAGCTACAACTTCCGCTCCGGCACCCACAACATCAAACTGCTGGCCAGCCGCCAGATCCGCACCATCCGCGATATTTGTTTGTACAAAATTAATGATATGACCATATTTCTATGAAGACAGAAAAACTGATGACACCGAGCGTTGAGATCATCCCCGGTGTGGAAGCCAAGGCAGCATTCCTTCTCGACAGCAGCTCGACGTTCCGGGAGCAAAAGACGGACGCCGTGAAACTGGGCGAGAATGACTACTACATGCCTTGGGGAAAAGGCAACGACATGCCTTACAATATCCTGGATCTCATCGAGAGCGATGAGACGGTATCGACATGCCTGATGTGGAACGCCCAGATGTGCTATGGCAGCGGACTCAAATACAACACGGATGAGGCCAGCAAGGAAGTGGCTGAGGAAGTGGAGGAATGGCTGCTCGAGAACTCCCTCACATCGTACTTCCTTGGCGTCGCACAGGACTTGAAGCATTGGGCCTTCGCCGTCAGCGTGATCATCCTGAGCAAAGATGGCAAGCGCATCGCACGGCTGATCCGGAAAGAGGCCTGCTATTGCCGCTTTTCCAAGGCGAACGAGAAAACGGGAGTCATCGAAAAGGTGTATTACGGCGCCTGGCGCGATGAGGTGGAGCTGAAGGATCTCGAGGTGATTCCTCTGCTTGATGAGCATAACCCTTGGGGCGACCTGCAGGAGCGTCTCAACCGCAACCTCGTCAAGAAGAACAAGGATACCAAGTTCGCCATAGTGACTCGCGTGCCGACGGCTGACCACACCTACTATCCCATCCCGTACTGGGCCGCCCTGTTCCGCTCGAACTGGTACGACATCAAACGTCTTATCGCCCTGGCCAAGAAATCCAAGATCCAGAATGCGGCACCCATCCGCTACCTGGTGGAAATCTCTGACAAGTACTTCGAGAGACTCTTTGCCCAGGAGGGCATCACCGACCCGGAACAGCGGAAAGCGCGTGTGGTGAAGGCCAAGCAGGAGATCCTGGACTTCCTCTCGGGCACCGAGAACTCGGGCAAGACGTGGTTCGCCAACTTCTGGACTTACCCAGACGGGAAAGAATGCCACGAGGTGATGATCACCCGTGTCGATGACAAGAAGGAGGGCGGCGACTGGGAGAGCGATATCCAGGAGAGCGTGAACATGATCTGCTTCACGTTCCAGGTGCACTCCAATCTGGTAGGCTCTGTACCGGGAAAGTCCCAGATGAATAACAGTGGCAGCGACAAACGCGAGCTCTACACGATTGCCCGGGCGCTGCAGAAACCCTACCATGACCTGCTGTTCCTGGTGCACCGCATCATCATCAAGTTCAACGGATGGACTGGCGTCACGCCTGAAGTGCCGTTCATCCAGCTGACCACCCTCGATGAGGGTACCGACGCGAAAGAAGTGAAACCCGCTAACAAGAACAATGGCGATGAAGATAATAACGAGTAACGATATCCTGATGGGTATGGTCCCCAATGTGGTGACCACCGTGGAGGGCGAAAAGCCGCTCTTCGAGAAAATGAACCACCAGCTGGAACTTTCCGAGGCTTGGGCGCTTGACACGTTCACAGGTGCCGAAGTGCTGGACGAGATAGCCGGTGAGCCGTCTTCTGAGGGATGGCGATACCTGGCGTCGCTGATTGTGGCCGACGCGCTGCGCCGGGCAATACCGTCTCTGGACGTGGTGCTGACTCCCAACGGCTTCGGCATCATCTCCAACAGCAATGTGGCGCCGGCAAGCAAGGAACGTATCGAGCGGCTGATCCAACAGATGGCCAGCCAACGCGACCACTTCATCAATATGCTGCTGTCTGACCTCACATGCCGCTCCTCCTGGAGCAACAGCCATCAGTTCGCATGGTTCACGGAATCTCTGATATCATGGCCGAAGGCCTGTGTGACGGCGGTAAACGACCGCATCAGGGAAGGACAGCAGTGGGACCAGTTCCTGCAGCTGAGACAACGTGCCATCACGATTGAGGACGCCATCGCCGAGAAATGGATCAGCTACGGCGTGATGCAGCAGCTCCGCGTGGAACTGATGACAGTGAATAACGCTACGGTGCACCAGGTGGCCCTGAAGGTGCGCTCCTGCGTGTTCAATGAGCTGCGTGGCCAGCAACGCAACCACTGGGACCTTGACCGTATCGTGAACTATATCCGCAATAACGCTGATATTTTCCCGACCTGGGCGACCAGCGACACGGCCAGGCTCTATAACAATCCTCCTGTGTTCAAGAACAAGAAAGATTCACCCGGCTATTTCTTCTGACAATCATGGACCCTAAAGTCACCATCAATATCACGCTGCCGACATCATGGGCTGAGCTGACAAACGAACAGCTCTACTATGTCTTTGACCTGATCGGCGACTCGCTGAGCGGGGCACAGATCCGGGCCTACTGCTTCTTCAGATGGAGCGGACTGGGCGTGGTGTGCCGCTATGGCGATGGCTATATCCTCCGCAAAAACCGACTGGAGTGCTTCGTTACCGGGGATATCGTGGCCGGCGCGATGCAGTCGCTGAATTACCTGGAGGAATTTCCCGACCGCCCCGTGCGCATCGGGAAAATCCGTAAACACTATGCTTGTGAGGCTGAACTGGATGACGTGCCTTTCGAGAAATACCTGTATGTGGAAAACCTCTACCAGGGATATATGCACACGCAGAACCACCATCTGCTGCAGGAAATGGGGGAAATCCTCTACGACTGTGATGGCCTGCACTTCAACTCTGCAGAGAAAATGAATGTGTTCTACTGGTGGACTTCCCTGAAGGAATATTTCAGCAAGCTGTACCCTAACTTCTTAGTCCCTGCAGGGACACCGACGGACGGCAACCTTCTGGGCAGCTCAAAGTCTATCGGCCAGCAGCTGCGCGATGCGATGAACGCCCAGATCCGCGCACTGACCAAGGGCGATATCACCAAGGAGAAGGAAGTGATGACCATGCCTACCCAAAGGGCATTGACGGAACTTGACGCACTGGCCAAAGAGGCCGAAGAAATCAAACGTAAATATGGTAAACATTGATAAGAACTACAGTTGGGACGCGATACCTTTTTTCCGTGACCTGCATGCCCGCAATAAACTGGTCAAGGAAAAGGGGTACAGGTTTGCCGTAGTCAGCGGTCTTGCCGGACTGGAGGAATATATCGAGCAGGCTCAGTCGACGACAGCTGCCGTGTGTGTGTCCGATGTCTCCACCGGCTTCACGGATATGAACAACACACCGCACACCAGACGCGTGAAGACGGTGTTCATGATGAAGCGCCATGCGCTGAATGACATGAAGGCCCGTGAACGCTGCATGGATGAAATGCGGGAGATCTTCCGACAGTTCATGTCGGTGCTGTTCAAGGAGAAGACACGTATCGAACAGGGCATCCTCTACCTGGATCCACGGGTGCAGTTCACGGAGATTGAACAGTATTTCGCCATGGGATGCGCCTGCGCCTTCTTCAACATCTCCTACGACGTTTACACTAACCTGGTATACCGCGCTGAGGAATGGCTGGAGTAAGCGAGGAAAAGTCGTTTAAGGAACGCCAAAAATATGTCCGGGCGTTCTACCTGACCATGCTGAACATCTGGCGTGAGCAGGTGACGCTGCTTGGTGTGATAGACACCGGCATGCTGCTGTCCTCCATCAGGGAGAGCCATTTCGACGCTCCTGGAGATTTCAAGTCGGCCAACTATGAATGGCTGTTCAACGAATATGGTTTGTGGCAGAACTATGGCACGGGCCGTGAGGTGTACCGGGGCAATCCTGGAGATATCGGCAGGGCGAAAGTGCGTGAGGCCCGCCCATGGATGTCCAAGAAATTCTATTCTTCACTGATGAACATCAAAGAGTTCATGGCAGATAATCTTGGCAGGGAGTTCCTGGGTATCTTCAGCGAGGCTCTGGACTATGACAAACTGCGCAAAAACTCAAACTTCTATAAAACTCATCCTATCTAAGATATGAGCGACTATACAACAAAAGCGACTGCGGTGCTGTCGGTCAATGGTGACCAGGCCAAAAGTGAAATACCTAAGCTGAAAAAACTGATCGTTGACCTTCAAGTGGCTGTGGACAATGCCGCCAAGGCTGGCAATAAACCGCTGCTGAAAAGCCTGAAAAGAGAACTGAAGGACGCGCGCAAGCAGCTCAAGGACTTCGAGAGCGCTGCACATGCGGCCGACTACGTGATGCGTAATCTTGACAAGGCGACACCCAAGCAGCTGAGTGCCGCCCTTCGCCAGCTGAAGAAGGAACTGAACGATATCGACCGTGGCTCCAAAGCCTGGGACGAACACATCAGGAAAATCAAACGTGTGCAGACCGAGCTCGACCGAGTGAACAGTGAAATGAAGGGCCATCAGACCCTGTGGACACGCTTCTCAAAGACGATGTTCCAGTGGGGTAACGCCCTCATGGTGGCTGCAGGCGCTCTTTCCGGTCTGGTTATCTCAGGGCGGCGCGCGGTGAATGCCTTTGCGGAAATGGACCAGGAAATGGCCAACGTCCGCAAATATACGGGCATGGCCAAGGAGGAAGTCGAAGGCCTTAATGAGGAGTTCAAGAAGATGGACACGCGCTCATCACGCCAGCAGCTCAACAAACTGGCGCAAGAGGCTGGCCGTCTGGGCATGAAGTCCGAGGAGGATGTGATGGGCTTCGTCCGTGCTGCAGACAAGATCAATGTCGCCCTGGATGAATTGGGTGAGGGGGCTACGCTCACCCTGTCCAAGCTGACCAACATCTTCGGCGACCGGGAACGCCTGGGTGTGGAGAAATCACTGTTGGCCGTCGGCTCTGTCATCAATGAGCTGTCCCAGAACTCGACCGCCTCAGCATCCTACCTGGCTGAGTTCGGCAGCCGTCTTGGCGGTGTGGGTGCTCAAGCGAAAATGACGACGCAGCAAATCATGGGCTATGGCGCTGTCCTGGACTCCTATAACCAGAAAGTGGAATCATCCTCTACGGCACTGTCACAGGTCATCGTCCGCCTGTATCGCGAGCCGGCCAAATATGCGAAGGTGGCCGGACTTGACGTGAAGGAGTTTACCGAACTGCTGAAGAATGATGCCAACGCTGCGCTGATCATGTTCCTGGAGACATTGAATAAAGCCGGTGACATGGATGTGCTCTCTCCGATGTTCGCCGACATGGGCGAGAATGGAGCACGTGCCATCCAGGCACTTTCCACCTTGGCTAAACATATCGATGAGGTGAAGGCTCAGCAACAGGCTGCTAACGTGGCTTTCGATGAGGCTGTTTCTATCGATAAGGAGTTCAACGTACAGAACAATACGGTACAGGCCCAGCTGGATAAGGCCAAGAAGAAATTCAATGAGTTGGCCATATCTCTCGGCGAGAAACTGATGCCGGTGATGCGCTATGCCATTACGGGCTCCAGTGCGATGATTCGTGCACTGTCAATCACCGTTGATTTCTTTATCAAATACAAGGGTGTTATCTTCACTGTTACTGCAGCTATCGTGGGCTACAAAATTGCTGTGAATGCTGCCAACGTCATCGACAATATCCATTATGCGCTGCTTGTCACGAAGGATGCGTTGATGAAAACACACAAGGTGACCGTGCTGCTCTGCTCTGTGGCCTACAATAAACTCACTGGCAACATTGTCAGGGCTAACGCTGCACAGAAACTGTTGAACAATACAATGAAGATGAATCCATGGGGACTTGTTGGCGCAGCAATAGCTGCTGTAGTCGTAGGTCTGATTGCATTCGCAAAAAGAACCAAGGAGGTGTCCCAAGCTCAGAAGGAGTTCAACAAACTGAGCAATGAAATCGCTGAGGACAATAAACGCCGCATGGAACAGCTGGACCAGGAAGCCAGCAAAATCAAATTTTTGGCTGAGTGTGCCCGTGATGAGACGCAATCGCTTCAATCACGTAAGTCAGCCATTGCCCAGCTGAACGCCATCATCCCGAATTACTGTGCCCGACTGGATGAAGAAACAGGAAAATACTATGAGAATGCGGAAGCTCTTAACGCCTACCTTGTAGCCCTCGAGAAAAAGATCAGGCTGGAGGCTAACCGTGCTGAGTATGAAAGACTGATCCAAGAGGACGAAAGGCTGAGAAGGGAAATTGCCTATGGTGAGGATGCCAGCCGAGAAGTAGTCACCAGGTCGATGTCTGGAGCAAGAACCCGGGAACAGAAGGAAGCAATCGCTCATGCCTATGGTGCGAGCATAGACATAAATGGAAATCTCCAGAATGTTCCTCTTTCTGGCTCGGTACGAACAATGATCGAGCAGCGTAACCTGATCCAACAACGCGTCAAAAAACTGCTTGAATACACCAAGGATATTGACCTGTTGGGTGATGAGGCAGCAGGTGAAGGTAGTCCCGGTGGATATACACCAACAGGAGGCGGTGGCTCTGGTTCAGGAGGTGGTAGCACTGCAAAGCCGGACAAGTTCGCCGCTGAAAAGGCCTGGCGTGAACGTGAGCTGGCTCTCAATAAGATTGCCTGGCTCAGAGGTGAACGTGACTATGAGGCCTATACGGAAATCATGCTCGAGATTGAGACCCAGTATCACGAAAAGCGCCTTGCTCATACTGACCTTGTTGGTAACGAGCGCGTGACCATCGAAGCTGAGTACCTGGAGGCCATGAAGAAGCAGCAGGAACAGTACGACAAATGGACCATCGAGGAAGAAAACCAGGCTTATGCGGATCTGAAACGACAGGTCCAGGACGATTACCTGCAGAAGCGCATCACTACGGAGACCTACAACATGGAGCTGGAGAATATCGAGATGGCCCACATGAGGGCACTGACCTTTATTACTCGAGAGGGTACCGATGAGCGCAAGAAAGCTGAAGATGAGTACCGGGCCAAACTGATTGCTGACCAGCAGAAGCGCCAGCAGGAATATGAAGCTGCCGTCAAAAAGCACCAGGAGGAACTGACCAAGATCTATGACACCTACTACCTGACCGATAAGGAGCAGAAGAATCGCCGCTATGCTGAGGCGAAACTGCTCATCGATGAGGTCTATAAGCAGGAACTGGCCAAGGCCGGCGAGAATGAGGAAAAGAGGGCTGACATCGAGAAGCGACATGCTGAAGCCCTGAAAAAACTCCATAAGGAAATCTACGGCGATTTGGAGAAAGAGGCCGAGTCCCTGGAGGATTGGATTGGCCGACTGCTGGATAAGATCTTCGGTGAGGGTACCTGGGAGAAGTATGGCGATATGCTCAAATCGATGTATTCCTCCATCGCATCGATGTTCGACGGTCTTAGCAAGATAGCTGAAGCAGAAAGCGAGATCCGTCTGGCTCGACTGGAAAAATACTATGAGCGTGAGATATCGATGGCTGAAGGCAACGCCTACAAGGTGAAGCAGATCGAGCGTAAGAAACAGAAGGAGGAAGCCAAGCTGAAGGCTGAGGCCTCAAAAAAACAGTTCGCCCAACAGGTGATATCGGCTGTGGCCGAAACGGCTCTGGCTGCCATCAATGCCTATGCCTCTGCTTCTAAGGTCAGCTGGATCCTGGGACCTATCGCTGCAGCAATGGCGGTAGCTGCCGGTGGCATCCAGATTGCGGCCATCAAGAAACAACAGGCTGCATCCCTGGCACAAGGATACTCGTCGGGTGGCTTCACTCCAGCAGGGCGGCCTGACCAGCCTGTCGGTATCGTCCATGCGGGTGAATGGGTGGCCTCCCAGAAGCTGCTCAAGAATCCTCAGACCCGTGCGGCCATTGAGGCACTTGACTATGCCCAGCGTAACAACACGGTGGGACGCATCACCTCTGAAGATGTGTCCAGGTCTGTCACAGCACCCTCAATTATTGCTGGTGCTGCCGGTGACGGCACGATGCAACGTGTTATCGTCGCCGTTGCCGATGCATTGGGGCAATATCATGTGACGATGAAGGAACTGGGCGACCGCCTCAATGAGCCGTTTGTGACAGTGAACACCGTCACTGGAGACACTGGTATCAAGCAGGCTCAAGACGAGTATCAACGGCTTCAAAATAATACACTTCCTAAATCCAAAAGGAAATGAATCTGATTATATCTGGAAAACCCGCCGCCATTAAACAGGGCTCGAGTTTTGAATATCATTCGGACAATAGACTGTTCAATGATAGGGATGACTACTCAATGAACATTGAGCTGCCGCTTGATTGCCGGGAGAATGCCGAGATCTTTGGCAACGTCAATCGTAAGGATGCCGATATCAAAACCATCTACTTCGATGCCGAGATCATTGCCGACAACTTCCACAAGTCGGGTGCGGTGGTGCTGAACTCCATCACAGACACGATGGTTAAAGTCCAGTTTATCGCTGGACGTTCCTTCCAGAACTTCTATCCCTCGTTTGATGACACCTACATCAATGAGCTGGAACTGGGTCTGATCCCTCGATGGGTACCGAACAATCTGAACGAGCATCAGAGCCATGGTGGCGGTTCCTCCGGCGGTGGAGGGCGACGCCGTGCAGGTCGCACAGGATATGCAGGTACCAGAGGCGGCCGGAATGACCATACCCAAACAGCTGTATCAAAATCGCCTGAGGAGGCTTGGGCTGCAGATGATATCATCGCATTGCCATGGGTGAACGCCTCCAGCGGTAACATGCAGAACAGGGTGGATGTCATCCCAACGGGTGCCACTTCCTGGATCTTCAAATGGCATGTCAATCAGGATGACGACGATGATACGGAAGTCGTGACGGGTCTCTCCCTGCAGATCCGCCTCTATAAGATAGTGGAAATGATATGCCAGGCAATGGGCTACACGCTCAATGCTGAAGGGTGGAGGAACAGTGATTACTATTACCTCTACTCCTTCAATTCCCTTCCCTATGCCTGGGGAGAATGCAGCTGGCAGGACACCTTGCCGCACTGGTCCGTCAACGAACTGTTTGAACACCTGGAGAAGCTGATGCTTTGTGAGTTTGACATCAACCACAAAGAGAAGACCATAACATTTTCGTGGAGCAACGAGAATGTTGTGGATGCCGGCATCGTCACCATTGATGAAGTGGTTGATGAATTCACGGCCACTATCTCCAAGGATGATGACAGCCAGTACCATGCTTTGCGAAACTTGGGCTATGCCGATGGTGGCCACAATATGTCTAACATATATTCCTGCTACTGGTATTTCCATAAGAACAGTGTGTATTCAATGGAATTTGAGACGCTGGAAGACCTGAAAACGTGGCTCAATACTCGTGATATCTCATTCTTTGCCGGCGATGTGGTTGATTGGGTATTCCATGTAGCAGATGTTGACAACTACTTCGTGCTGTATTCAATAGACCGGCAGAAGTATCAGGGCAATGGCTATCCCTGGGACTATGTGAACTTCTGCTGGCTGTTGCCGCTGAATGCATACGGTGACAGGATCTTTGACACGGATGACTGGGAGAGCAAGGAAGAAATTGGCATCGTCCCCGTGTGGATGGATGATATCGGGAATGGCTTCCTCCCGTTCTTTGATGCTGGAGAGCTGGACAACGAATCGACATCCTACAAATCTTACAAGAGCAACAACAGAAATCAGAACGGTTCTGATGGGGATGTCGAATGGGATCAGGTGCTGCAGTCTCGACGCTTCCAGATCATCCAGAATGGAGACGATGGCTCCAAGACTGATTATTCGTCCCTGCAGGTGGGATTCTGGTTCGGTTACAACAACAACGAGCAATCGTTTGGCAACTACTACCTGCCACAGCCGTTCCTCGATGAATATAAAATGATCACGTGGTTCTCCTACAACTCATACACGAAGGAGTTTCATTGGACATACTTTCTGAAGCCGAGCGGCCACAATGCCAGCCTTCGCATCAATAGCGACCAGTATGGCCAAGGGGCGAATCTTAATCAGGCAATCCAAATCGACAACCGCAAAAAGTATGAGTTCTCGTTCCTGAGCGACCAGCTGCCGGATGTCCGGGCAACCTTCATCATCCGTGGTAAGAAATACCTCTGCAGCTCCATCAAGACGGACATCACTGAGAACGGGATGAGCCAGATGAAGAAGGGCACCTTCTGGAGGATCTTAGATTGAACCTTCCCAGTCCAGCACCTGCTCGTTCGCCCTCTGCAGGTGCCTCGTGTAAACCTCGGTGATGGCCAAGGAACTGTGACGGGCCTGGTCACGGACGGCAATGCTGGCGATGTTCCTGTCCAGCATCTCGGTGATGCCGGTGTCCTTCAGCGAATAGAACTGCCATTCCGGGCGAAGATTCAAAGCTCGTCTCACGACATCCCAATGGTGCCTGAAGATGACAGGATCCACCTGATGATCACCAGGGCGCAGGTTGATGGAAAAAAGATAATCCTGACTGGCGGCATGGAAGGTGCCCAGTTCAATAGCGTGAGCCATCACCCTCTTGGGGACAGTGACCACCATAGTCTCTCTATTCTTAGCTGCGTCGGCAGGGATCGTTATGGTCCCTGCCTTGATGTTGAACCAGCCGACTCTCAGCCTGGTCATCTCGACAGGCCTGATGAAACAGTTATACAGCAGCTGGCAAGCCAACAGGAAATAAGGATCATTCTGTTTCAGGTACACGGATATCTGCTTGACGACATTGGTGGGTATTACCTGGCGCTTCTTCTTCAAATGCTTCTTGTCGATGTAGGGGATGCCGTCGGTCGGCCGAGTTGTCAAATAAGATTTGTCAACTGCCCATCCACAGAAGTTACTCAGCCAGGAGAGATAATTGTTCCTGGTCTGGCCACCATTGTCCCTATCGATAAAGATGTAGTCCAGGAACTCGACGATGTAAGCCCGGTCAAGCTGATACATATAATATATAGGGTGGTCTGCGACATAACCCCTCAGGTTTTTCATGTAAGACTTGTAGCCCACATAAGTCTCCTTGCGGTAGTTCCCGCTGGAGTACATCTTATCGATGTACCGCTCATAGGAATCGCAGACATCATCAAACAGATGCAGGTCTCCGATATCCTGTGCTATCCAAGGATTCCAACCGCGCTGCAGCTGGGAGGTGATCCGGCCCATGACCTCACGGGCATAAGCTCGGCGCCTCGATACGGTTTTGATTCTGTTGATCTTGATTTTCTTGCGCCTGAGCTTACCAAGGGCAGGGTCAAAGGCATAGAACTCAATATACCATTCTGTACTTTCCCTTAGTACAGGCAAGGTAAATTGCTTTACATAATCGGTGTTGCCATGCTTGTACGGCAGCACAAAAGATTTTTTGGAATTTCTAGGTGTCAACATTTTTTTGATGACATTTCTTGCGAAACGCCACCTGGTTGAACAATGGGATAAAAAACGTCCAATTTAATTTGTCCCGTTTTTGTCCCGGCTATTTTTGAAAAAGTGGTCTAACTCGCTAACTGGTAACAAGTTAGACCACTTTGAGTCGGGGTGAGAAGAATTGTTACAACATAGGCGGTGGTCGCTAACTTGTTGATAATCAGCAATGCCAAAGGGCGGATAAATGTCCAATTTTCACTCATCTTGTCCCGTTTTTGTCCCGATTTGAGCGAGCAAAATACGGATGGTACGCTCCTTTTCATCAAGGAGTTCGCGCAGTGTGGCGACCTCTCCAGGCGTCACATTCAGCTCCGCTTTTGCGTTCCCGATAATTGAATTAGCTGAAACATTCTGGACATTCACTTGACTTTCCTGTTCGAAGATGTGTGCAGCCGAAAGTCCTATCACCTTGCACACTTTGTCCAAGGATGAGCATTTCATGTCCGACTGGTTGAACATTCTGGCCAAGTAAGTAGGTGTGACACCTAATCGCTCTGCCACGTCTTGCTTCACAAGATGGTTTGACTCAATCACCTTTTTGATTTCATTCCCGATGTGTAACATAAACTTTAATGGTTAAAAATTGCTAAAATTGTACGATTAACTTATCTTTTTAGTACGAGTTTCAAAAAGTAAATATAACTTTGTCGGCGTAAATGTACTACAATTAAAGTAAATATACAAATCTATGGACGACAAAACAAATGAAATCCGCAAAGACTCTGTAGCGCTCAGCGAGTATCTGCATCGCTTCCAGAGGAACGAAATGGCTTCGATAGTCGATCGCCTGTGCGAAGGCTGTATGGTGCCCCGCTATACGATGTACAACTGGATACGTGGCTTGGCCAGAATCCCTCAACTTCACAAGTGCAAAATTGAGGAAATTCTTGATTGCAAGGTATTTGATTCACTCGAAAAATGCGAAAAATGATATGGACATGCCATCAAACATCGAGTTTTACACGTTCAATGATGAAGCGTGGCTCCACTTCTCCGACGGCACGGCCGAGAAGCTGACCGAAGCCCATGGAGATATCATCTCTGCCATCTATGAGATGATCGAGCAATTTTATCCTGACGCACTTGCCGCCTTGAAGAAAGAGTACGAGCGATGCATACCTAACATGTCATTCTACCGGTACCGGATTGTCGTTCGATTCATCAAGTGCAACTTCGGCAATATCGATAAGACTGCAGATATCGATTCCTTCGG